ATAGTACCTTTAAATGGTGCTGTAATAAATTTTTGTCCTGATGAATCAGCCTTTGCTTGTTCATCACTATCTACAAGTTCACTTTTCTTGTAATTTAGCCAGTTACTAAAATTAGAATATTGAATTGATGGACTAACATTAAATCCATCATTACCGAAAATATCATATCCGAAATGTCCTACTACGAGAAATTGATTATTACTAAATCCAGTTCCTGTAACATAATAATGTTCTATATCATAGTCATTGTCAGGATTCGGATTACTAGATATAGCAAAATCTCCAGTATAGTCAGTAGTACCGGTAACAACGTGAGAATGTGTAAATCCACCAGCTTGTCCGGAATTAAAAGAACCTTGCGAGGTAGTTGCACCTTCAGAAGTATTAGAACCTCCATTAGAATCATCATTAGTATCAATAGATACTGAGTGATTATGGTCTCCTTGAACATGTGAATCAGTAATCAAAGCACCAGATTTGTGTCTATGTTTAGGCATTGCCATCTTAGGGGTTTGTGAACCACTTAGATAAGGAAATCCAGCCGAATCAAACATTCCTTTCATCATCCAAGAAGCATTATATTTTCCATTTGCTTTATGATAAATATATCCACTATCTCTTTCTTCTCCATTTGGATAACCAGAAGCAGTATATGCACCTTGTAAATGTTGATTTTTATCTAATTTATGACCCGAAATTGCCCTTACCATCAAATCAGAATCTGGGAATTGCATTTTTGCAACTCTACCAAAATAATTAGGTAAAATAATTCTAAATTTTGAATCCGCAAGTTCACCAGCTAAAACACTACAACCCCAAGAACCTAATGAATTGCTCATAGAACCCATACCATTAAAAAAATCACATACATAATCAGTCCAGTTTCCAGCACTTGCTGGTATTTGTGGAGACGAACCATGTGTTGCACCATTAATTCCTATAAAATCTGGATTAGGTTCATAATCATAATCACTAGGTGTTCCTGATGATACCAATGTTCCATTTTGAACTTTACTATTTCCATTATCAGCAGAAACATTCATTCCTTTCATCTTTGAAAATGGTCCTGTTGCAATACAATCTCTAGAATCGGCAAGTACAGCACCATTACAAATATAGTAATCTTTTAATTCATCAGAACCTTTTCCTGGAAATGCTGCAAAAGGTGGTCTTGATGTACCTCCTATTGGTGGTACATAGTTATATGCTTTTCCGTCTCCAACTTGTGCAGAAGATGCTCCAAATTGTTTACTTGATTCTATATAGAAACTAAATTTATTTGATGCCATTTCTGGAAACATAATAATAGAAAATGTAGGTGTTGAACTTGCTTGTGATGGTTCTTGGAATCCTATAATACCATCTTTTTTGTTTACAGCAATCCATCCATCTTTTGCACCATTATCTGTTGTTTCTTGTTCTCTTATTCTTACTGTTCCGAAAACATCCAATGAACCAGTTGGCATCATTCTATGCGCAACATCAAAGAATTTCTTTTGTCTTGCATTAGAATCACCGATATAGGTATTACTTGATTTATCTTTTCTAAAAAATCCTGGATAAATACCCATTCTAGTCATTGATATTGAACCTTCTTTATTATTAGTATTATTCCATTGCAACGGTTCTCTTATATCGTAACCTAATGCTTGTGATAAAGTAGAATTATTAGGAATAGTCGCATATGGAGAATAATGGTCATATGTGCCACTATTTATAGAATTGTTATATGTGTTAAATATATCTATACCAGAATATTGTATAAAAGGCGTATCATATCCTTGACCTTGATAAGTTATATTTATTTTATTACTATATCCACTTTTTAAAATAGGTTCACCAGTAGTACCACCTTCCATATATCCCGGTTGTACAGTAGTTTGACCGATTCTAAATACAAAATTTTTATTATCTGAATCGAATATAGAACGTGTATTAAAATCGGAAGGTGTAGACCCAGATGTAGTTGGGTCAAGTGTTTTGGAAATGGTTTTATCATCAGCATCGGTTGTAAGCGAATCACCATTAAAAAACACTAATTCGTTAGCACCTATTTTTCCACTAGTATCATTTCTTGTTCCGATAAAAGTTTTTGCAGTTTCTTGTCGAGTATCGTTATCGGTAGTAGACGCATCCGATACGTAAAATTTAGAATTTTGAAAGAAAGTAGATTGGGCATTATGTATTAATTCATTAGTACTAACACTTCCAGTAGAATCCGATAAATCTATAAAAAAACTATCACTAATTTTGAAATTAGTATATGCAACCGTTTGTAATTTAGTAGAACGAAAATCAACACTATTATAACCGGTTCTAACCGTAGATGAACCTAATCTAAAAAATCCACCAGCACCAGAAACAGATTGTAGAGAAAGTAAATTAGATGAACTAATTTTTAAATCGTGATATTTATTTTCTATACTTATGTTTGCATTTTTAAAATAATCCATTTCTTGACCACTATATGGGTCTCCAGAACCATAAGAAGCATCTGGATGTGTTTTTGTTAAACCTATTGAAATTCCATTAGAATAAGTTGGGGAACCAGTTGAAGGATTTTTGTAATCATTTTGAGAAATTAAAAGCATAGGAACATCAGCCTCTAGTTGAGGAAAATTCTTCATTACTTTATTACTTCCAGGTGGTGAATATGTTGCTCCAGCAGAACCTGATTGAAAAAGTGTTGCATATCTACCTAAAACAAGTGAATTATTTCCCCTTCCTATTCCTATAAAATCTAATCCAGCGTTTATAAAATTTCCATTAGTAGAATAGTCATCTTTGTCTTTAGAAAACGTTTGTGATAAATATGTACCAAGTGTATAAGTGTCACCGGTAGGTGTTGGATTTGTAGAACCAAAATTAGGTACAAATGCATTAAATGGTGAATCTATATTTGTTACTTGTTGTAAATATCCACCTAATATATTAATAGAACCATCACCAACATCACCTTGTGGTCCTTGTGGTCCTATTAAGTTAATTCCGGTATCAAACCATTGGGTTGCTCCGTAGTACCATACTTGACCAGTTGCACCACCGACAAAACTACCACCATCATTCAATAAAAAGTCATTTTTTCTATAAACTCCGTCTGTTGGTAAATTAATCGTAGTTGCCCCACTTCCGGCTACCCATTGCGAACCTCTTACTCCTTCAGGTCCAGAAACTCCATTATTTCCCGTTGGTCCAATCGGACCTTCGGGTCCACCTCCGGCCAATATTAATTGGTCAAAATTAAAATTAACTTTTTCTGTTAAATCTGTGATGTTATCAGAACCGAATAATTCTTTTATGTGTATATTTGCCATGCAATCAACTTTATTTTAAAGGATATAATATCCGAACTTAGAATATTTAATCAATAACTAAACCGTAGTTACTTTAGTAATGAAAGCGAGAGTTACATTTTTATCACTTGGTTTATTATAAGTAAAGTTGAAATCAAAATCATTAAATTTTTGTTGAACAAAACTTATGTTTTCCAATCTAATAAATCCATCTAATATTAATTCTTGTTCGGTTTTACTTGTTTCTAAAACTGGTTCATTTGATAATTTAGAACTATACTTTACATAGGCATATATTTCCCTTGAAAAATATCTAGGTAAAATATTTGTTTTTATGTATCTTTCGATATCATCATCTAAGGTATCTAGTTTTTGAAAGTTATAAGAACTATTTACATACTTATCAAATAATGGTTTTAAACTTGGATTAATTTTATCAATCAATTCTTGTGTATTTTTTATTTGACCTGAAATAACATTGTTAGAATTTGTATCAATAACAATATTTGAAGAACCGTACTTTTCAATTTTTACATCATCAGGTATATTCATAATTGTAGATGCTAAAAAACTTCCTACTTCTTTAGGTTCAATATATCCCGGAAAACTTGTAAAATCGGTTTTACTTTCGTATCTTTTATGAAAATTATGGTCCCAACAACTTCTAAAAATATAAGAATCTTGTTTATCAATAGAAATTTCTCCTACTTTCCAAAACTCCGGTCTTAACGCACTTTCTTTGTTTAAATCTAATATAGTTAAAGGGTTTTGTTCGTTAATTTTATTTATGTATAATTGTTTATACAATCCAAAACCTGGATAAGTACTAAAGAAATTTGTATTAGTAAACCTTAATTGTTTTCTTATTGCATCTGTAAATTTTGTATCAAAATCTTCACTAAAGTATATTACATCATTAACCTTTGGATTGTAGTTTCCATTGAATCTAAACATAGTTGAAAAATAAGTACTATTCAAACCTATTGTTTTAGAACCTATTGGTTCAAAATTAGTATTTGCTAACCCGTTAAATATAATCGGTTCAGTGGTTATGTAATCAGCTTTTACATTCGTAGAATAATCTTCGAATTCTATTAGGAATGTATTTGTAGCACCTATTGCCGTTCCACCTACTTCATCTACCGTAATATAATTAATATCAGGACTTCCTGAATTAACCTTGTCAAATATAGTTGCAAAACTTATATCATTTATTAAACCTTTATATGCATTATACCCACCTTTTTGATATATAGGTATTTTATCCAAACATTGATTTGGAAAAGGTAAAGTAGAATCATGTATATTTGGTATCGGTGTAGAACCCGTTCCTGTTATAAAATTAAATTCTTTAGCTTTTATTGTATTTTTAGTTACAGAACCTATTTCATCTATTTCTAATGTTCCTCCAGGAACTACTATTAATATTTTTTCGTATTTACCGTTTGTAGTCGGTACAATTTGATTTATGAAATTAGGTATAGAATTATTTGCAGTATTTTGAGTACCATTTATTGTATAAAAAGTACCATCATTTGTAAAATTAGCAATATTAATACTTCCATCTTCTATAAACGGAGATATTGAACCACTTAATTCAACATCATCATAATTTCCTGTACTATCAAATTTATCTTCTAAAACATATAATGAACTTCTATCTAAATGTAAAGCCGTTGCTCCGGTTGCTCCTGAATTATCATAGTTCAAGTAATAATCTTGCAACTGAGCTTCTATAATCATAGTTATAGTTTTATATTTCTTGTTTTCAATTATAGAATAATTCAATGCATTATCGGTATTGTTAGTTAAGATAGCACTAAATTTATATCCGTTGAATTCATCACTTTTAAAAACTCCTATGTTTTCTATATTAGAATTTAGTGGTGTATCACTTTCAACCCTTCTTTTGAATTTTATTTTAGTTCCTCTAAAAAAAGTTTCCCCAAAAGAATCTTCGTTACCTCCACTTATTATAGAATATTTTCTTTTTGCTGGAAAATAGTAATTTCCTACTTTATATTCCGTAAAGTATTCTAAAAATTTATCTTCTGTTATATCTTTTACTCCTAAATTATTTGTAGCACCTATTGCATAACTACCCTTTTCTATTGCATTTTCAAAATATGAAAATGATTCAATTTTTTCTTTTGTAGTTAAGTAATATGGATATTTTTGTAGATAGTACCATTCGTGTGTAAAGAATCTAAAATCAGGTAAAACATTTTTGGATGAAGGAGAAAAATTATCATAACTAAATGCACTATTACTAGTCATTCTATAATTATTTTCTCTAACATCTTTCCCATCGTCATCATAAACCCACTTATTGATATAAGGTATAATTCTACCCTTTATGGATAATTCCGGTAACCCATTTTCCGAAAGTCTATCATATTCATTAGTAATAGTCGGAATGTCACCAGTTACTTCATCTATTTTTCCTGTTAGTCTTTTAAATCCTGTGTCTCTAAAATTTTTTATTGAAAATTGAATATTATTTGCATCTGGATAGATTGGATTTCCTGAAGTATTCGTACTTGTTCCACCTTTTTGCCAATATTGTTTATCTAATTTTTCAATATAACCATCACCATCCTTTCCGTATTCACTTCTAAATTGGTCATAATCAAATTGTTTAATTGGATACATAGACATCAATCCAACTTTGTTAGTTTCTATTTCATATAATTCAGAATAAGCACCCGGTGATACCCAAACATCTCCTGTACAATTTATAGTTTTATAACTATCGAAATTTGTAAAATCTACGATTCTACCATTTTCATAAACGGGTTCATCTAAATATGCATCAATCGAAACAATTTTAGAATACCAAGTTTGTGTTTTTAGAAATAAAGATGTATTAAAATAACTAGTAAATTCAATAGGAATTCTTATCTTATTTTTACTTTCATTATTTCCATTCGTTAAATTACTTTCTAATATACTAAAATCTGAACTAATAAACATAGATGTTGCACCAGCAACAACTGAATTATAATCTAAAAATGAAAACCCTGTTCCTCTTTTTGTATTGAAATCTACAAGATTATCAAAAGTTTTATAAGGAACATCAATTGTATTAGGAAAATTAATATCATCACTATAAATTAAGTATTTGTATTTGTTCCAATATTCATTAATACCTCTGGTAAATACAACAACTTTATCAAATTTAGCAATTGCATTAATATTGAAGTCTTCATCTATTTGCGAATATGAATTTATTGCAGAAACTATTGCATTTGCAACTTCATCCGGTGTTCCTTGTAAAGAAAATTGGTTTCCATCAAAAGTTCCTCTTGTAAGTCCCGTATTTCCTACAAAAACTTGATTGAGATTAAAATCAGTTTTATATTCATCTACATCTTTTATTCTTAATTCAAATGAATTTGTAGTTCCTGTAATTTTAAATTCGAAATAAGACCTACCTGACTTATTTGTTTTGGTCGAAGGAATTATACCTACACTATCTTTTGTAAACCCTTTGAAATCTCTTGTGTTTATAATAGTATCTTTTAGAATTAATTCATTACTTTGCCAATCTAAATTATTTTCTAAATCGTAAAATTTTCTATCTGTTGAATAAACATAAGGTAAAAAGTTACTTCCTTTTATATCAGAACTAGGTACATTATATTCTGTTCCGTAATCTACAAATAATTTTATTCCATCTTTATTTTCTAATACAATATTAGAATCGGAAAGAACATCTACGGAAGAAACAGATTCAATATCCTTGTTTTGTTTTATATTATCGTATTTTTTATCATAAAATGCTTTACTATCTAAATTGAACTTAGATATATCATTTTTATTGAAATATATTCCGAAATATCTATTGACCGTAAAATCAGCATCTTCTTCATCATCAAATAAAAATTCTAAATTTATGATATTAGGGTGTACAACTCCTTTATTTTGAAATTGATTTGTAATATAATTATCAAATTCAGTTACTGTTCTATCTACCGGAAATGCTTCACTAAACATATCCATTGCTTCTTTTGTAAACCCACTTTTTTCTAATGAAATACCGTTGACTGTACTATTAGAATTTATATTCCAATCAATAGTCAAAGAACTTTCTGGCATTTCTACATCATTTATATGATTTCTTAAATACTTACCTAGTGTAGAATCAGCTCCTAAGTCAAAAACTTTATGTAATTTTGCCTTAGAAAGTACAGTATTGAAAAAATAATCACTAGCAGTTGCTCCTGAAAAAGTATCAAAATAGTTAGCATCGTAAATTTGTTTTTCAATATCAGCATTGAAAGAATTTTCTTCGTTTTTCGTAGAAACTGAAACTGGTTCGGGTATCTTGAAAATTGCAAAATGTTCAGGAATGTCATTCGGTTCTAACCATATCGGTGCAAAATAAGAAATTTGTTCATCATATAATTTAGAAATCTTTGGTTTTATTCCTTGTTGATAATCAGTATAGTATTGTTTACTAAAATCTGTTTTTATAGAATAGAAATCTTCAACATCTTTTAATGCATATAAAAGTGTTTTAGGTATAGAACCTTTATTGAAAAAATTATAAATTGAACTAGACCAACTATTTTCTAAGTCTAATTTAACCTTTTTGTATTTGTTTCTTGTAAGTTCTGGACTAGCATCAATAGTTTCAATAAAAATATCTCCTTTACTATCAACTACCATTTTGATATTTCCTGTAAGTTTAGGATTAGTTTTTAATAAAGAATATGATGTTTTGTTTGTAAATACCTTCGCCATTCCGATATAACTATTTTCAATATTTAATCAAACAAAAAACCTACTAAAATAGTAGGTTTTGTAATCATTTTCGTAAAGATTTTTTATTTGTAAGCCAAGTTTGAATCCTATATCCTTCCTGTTCAGCCCAATTACTATAATGTACGTGGGTCCAATAAGGTGGAAAGAAAAGAATAGTCCCTTGTTTCAAAGGAACGGTTACGTCTAGATGTGGAAATACTATTTCATCACCAGTATCTTTAAGTGAAATTATAATTGTTCCTACTCTATATTGATAACTATGTTTAAAAACATCTACCTCTATTCCATCTTGATGTTCTAAAGTAGGTCCAACTATTTTTCTTAATTGATAACCAGTATCAGCTAGGTTATTAGTTAAATCTTCGAAATTAGGAACATTTTGTACTATAAATTTCTTTATGGCTTCACCTACTCTTTTAAATATGATATCATCAATTTCCTTTGCTTTAGGTAAATTCATTACCCTTGAAAGTATTATTTCTTTAGATTTTGTATTTCTATTTTTTTCCGAATAATTTCTTATTGTACTATGTTCCTTTTCGTACGTATCTATAAATTTAATTATATCTTTGCAATCTTTTTTTGATACTAGTTCAGCACTCAATATAAAGTTGCCGTGATTAGTTACAGTTTTTTTCATTAATAAATTGAGTTAATATATGTATATTAAAGTAAAAAATAAAGTTGTTTATTTTAATTTATTTTCGTATATTAGTTACTACCTATATGTTAGGTGTAATTTGATTTACGTTATTTGTAGTTTGATTTATAGTATTTTGAAATGTCGAACTCGGAACATCTGATGCACTAATAGAATTAGATTTGTATCTTGATGTTATTTCGATATCAAAAGAAAATTTACTTTCATCATAATATAAATCTAATCCTAAAATTTTTCTATATTCTAATTGAGTAATACCATCTTTTCCTGATATTTTACCTATACCTAATTTACCAGCACCAAAATAATCTGTCATTCTATATTGATATACAACTTGTAAAACAATTGCATTTGAACTCCCAAGTGATAATTCTTTTTTACTTATCTTATCGTTTCCTTCAACTCTAATATTTTCGTATCCTAAAGGACTTAGGTATAAATAACAACCACAAGAACGTTCACCTAATAAATATTTATCATTTTCTTGAAAAGATATTTTATTTGTAGTATCTGTAATAGCACCTATCGAACCTTGACCAAAGGCAGTTTGTTTATAAAAATCTGTTGGGTTGGCAAAAACATTTAGATTGCTAGCTCTTGAAATAGAAGTGTTTTTATCTATCCATTCATCATTTACTATTGTATTTGTATTGAATAAATCCGGATGTTGACAATGTACATATACTTGATTAGGGTCAAAGGTTACAGTACTTGCTTCGTGACCATTAACAACGCCCGATGTTGTTTGAACACCATCCCAAATAAAGAAATTACTATTTACTTTATAGTTATTAATAGTTGTTGTCGAAATATTATTTTCAAATCTATGCATATTACCTAAAATAGTATTAGGTGCTTCAAAAAGGTCTTTGGTAGTAGTAATATCACTACCCCTTGAATATATAAATTGACCTTTTACTTGTGCACTCTGATAAGGTAAATTATAAGCAGTATGATTGGGATTAGTAATATCTTCATTTGCTGGATTACTTAATCCCAAAGATGGTAAAGTACTATATTGAGTTGAAGCTTGTTCAAATTTACTCCCATCATTATCAAAAGCCAATGATGAAACATTACTTTTTAAAGCAGCCGATAATTGAATAGGTGTTGCAGCATCATTTTCTATTCTAATAAAATAGTTTTTAGTTATTATAGTTCCTTTAGGTTCATCCAAAGAAGAAACTTCATCTTTATAGTTTCCGGCAAAAATCGGAACTGTTGTATTATTTTGAACAATTTTTTGATTACCACTTTCATCCTCTACTTTAATAAGTAAAATACCAACGGTCTTATTTATTTGTGCTTCTAAAGATGAAATTTTATCTTCTAAACTTTTCAAGTAATCTAATAAACTAATTACATTTCTTTCTTCGGAAAGAAAACCAGAAGCAATATTTGCCGATTGGTGTTTCCAAGTTATACTATTTTGAACAAATTGGTCATTGATATGAGTATAAACTCCTCTTTCAGTTAAATCTTCATTTAACCTAACTTTTACTTTTTCGTTGTTAGTTTCATCAATAATTGATAAAATATCTTTAGAAATACCCAAATCGTCTGGAAATTCAATAGATATAATATTACAAAATTCAGATTCAATAGGATTTGCTGGATAACCAGCTTCCGAAAGTGATTTTATTTTTATTTCTACTGTTTCATTTGGTCTAATTGGAATATCAAGTTGATTTATATTAACTTGTTCTCCGTTTTCAGTATCTTGTTCTTTCCAATAATACCTACCGGTATCAGCATCGAAATATCTTTCTCTTAAAGGCGATTTCATAGAAACCCAATTAGAATAAACTCCCTTTTGAGTATTTCCATCTGCATCCGAAAAGTCAAATTCTTGTAAATTATTTGCAGCACCTCCTTTTGTAAGATATCTATATTGAATCTTAAATTGAATTACACTTTGTTCCGAACCATCGGTTGCAATTCTATTTTCAGGTAAAGGCCAAAAACCTCTAACTCTATATTTTGCATTGGCAGTTGAAGTTGTTTTATCTTCTGCTTTTGTTAGAATATCAGAAACTACTGAATTATAAAGTGATTCGGTTGCAGCTCTTTTTTCTATTAAAGTTTGTAGTTGGTTGTTATCCGAATCTCTTTCAATGTCTGACTTATAATTCTTAGTAGAAATTTGTTGTCTTTTCGTAGAAATTGCTTTGTCTAAATCTCCTAGTTCACTTTTTAATGATAACTTTTCTTTATTAAGTGATTTAATATCTTCGTTAGATTGTCCGTCAGTTGCATGTTTGTTAATTTGAACAACTTTAAAATCGTTTACTACTGCTTGTGGAACATTTGGAACGATTGCTTTTGAAACTGGTGGAATATTTTCTTGTGTCATAGAAAATAAAACGGCACCAAAATCTACTACTTTTTCTTGATAGTAAGTATCTAATGTTTTAACTACACTATCCGTGTCTTTTATTGTCAATTCATTAGAATAAAAACTAATTCCAGGAGAATAGTTATCAGCTGGTCTATTTGAATCCGGATTTATAGGTTTTAAAAATACAGAAAGGTATTCGTTGAATCCAATTCCAACTCTAATTTCTGGTGATATTGCTTCAACAGGATAAAAAGATAAATTATCAGCCCCTATATTAACTGAATCATAACCTTCTGCAAGAATAACAGAAATCGTAAATGTTTCGAAATCTATTCCCGTAACTTTATATCTTGTACTTTTATCATTTTTATTAACTAGTAAAGAATCACCAACTTTTAATTGTTGAGTTTCTAAAGTACTAGAATTTTTATCATTGTAGGTTATTTTATCTAATTGAAACTTTTGCGTTTTCTTGGTAGTATCAACACCATCAACTACTATATTTTCTGTTGATTCAAATACTCTTAATACAGAAAAGTTTCCGTAAAATCTAGGTTCTACGGGTGGTAAGTCTAAAACATCATCATCAATTGTATATAAAATACCATTTGTATTGATAAGGTCTAAAAAGTCTGCATAAGACAAATCAGGATTATTCTTGATTTGCAAATTGAAAATATTTAATTTTGCTTCGGTATCTAGATTCAAAATAAACTTTTGCATTTTAACCTTTGTTGTATCAGGGTCTAACTGGGTTGGAAAATTTAATCCAACATACAATAAAGGATTCAAGAAAGATTCAAAGAACCAATTACTTTTAGATTTAAAACCAGTAGGTGTTTGAACTTTTACTATATCATCAGCACTTTTCTTTAGTGTAGATTTTACAATAGTTCTAAAAGTTCCGTCCGGTAATTGAACACTAGCATCTTTATTATTCAATGCTGATATTTGCGTTATGTTTTCATCAAGTCTTTCGATATCTTTTTTTAAGGCACCGAAACTTGGAATAGTTACTGTTTTGATATTGTCATTTGCAATATCTTCTAAAGTTAATGTTACTACATCTGCATCACTATTAACAACCGCAGAAAGTTTTGTTAAAATTTCGGTGTTGTTTCTTTGTAGTTTTATAAGATTGTCCACAATTGAACTTAAACTATTCTTTACGTCTGACATATCGCTTATTGTATTTTCTTTATGTATTTAATATTATCTTAAAATGTCAATTGTAAATGAATACGTATTGGCATTTGTACAAATTATTTCAATTATAGGTCTAGTTCCTGATAAATCAACATTACTTAATTTAGTCATTAACCATTTGTATGAACCTAAGTTTCTTTTATTTTCGGCATCTGTATATATGTACAGATTTCTAGTGCTTGCTAATGAGAAACCTTTATCAAAAACAATTCTATAAACTTGACCGGTTTGAAATTTTTCAACCGTATCATCTATATTTATAATAACATCATTGTCTATATTTAAACTTTCAGTCGAATCATTCTTAAAGTAATTCGTAAATTGACCTAAATTAATTATATTGTTTTTTGTACTATAAGAAACTGAAGTTGTATCTGTTATCCCATTTCCGGATGTATAATTCAAATTTTTTGAAACATTATAACATACAGGGAAATAGTTATATTTTTGAACTACGTTACTAAGTATTACTTTATCAGGAACGGATTTATCTAATTTCAATCCAGGTCCTTGTACGAAAGGACTTAAATCATAAGATAAATCACTTGTTAATTCCCCAGCTGCCAATTTGTTTAACCTTGTACTATTATTTCTAATTAATTCAATTATAGTAGTAGGACTTTCTAATGCAATTAATGAATTTTGTACAGAGGTTTGTAGTGCAGTAATTTTAGCATTCAATTCATCAATAGTTGCTTGATTGAAATAAAACTTTTCTAAATTATCTACTTTAGTAGTTATATCTAATATTGAAAGTTGTTGAGTAACAAAATTTTCTGTTGCATCTTGTAATTGAACCATTGCGTCCGAAAACAAATCCATAGAAAATGTTGAATATTCATTTATACTTCTTTCTACACCTACATTATCAGCACTAGTATCAAATTTTATATTTGTTTTTAATGAATATGCATTTCCGTTTAATTTAGTTATTGGATTAGGTTTAAATTTAGAAAACGATTTTAATTCTGAACCTGCACTTATAGTTTCTTCGAAATCATCAATAAACAAAACACCATAAAGGTTTCTTTTTACAAGAGAACCATCCGATTCATTAAAAATATCATAATAAAGTAATACGGTATTGAAAGCAAAATTTTCAGCTTCTGCTGTTGCATTTAATTCTGCAATAGAATTTACACTTGCATTACTTGTTACTTTAGTATATTTTGCACTATCCCAATCAATGATTGCACCATCCATATTGGATACCTTTACATTAAATTGATTAGTAAAACTTAAATCGGTTGCAACTTTTATAGTCGTATTTGCTGTTGCACCAAATGTATTTTCTGTTGTATAATAATCACTTGTACTATTGGCAAAATATGCATTGATTGACATTCTCGGGTCTGCGGCTGCAGTTCTACCTTCGATGTCATCTCCATTTGTACCTGACCATTGTATATTAGTATTGTAATTAGCATCAGAAAGAGTATTAAACAAAACCGTAGGTGTGTTTCCGTGTTCTGATGGCATATGTAAGTAAACTTGTGTATATGCTTCTCCACCTCTATTGACATTGTTAATCAAATCAATATCACCTAAATATTTTACTACCCTATTATAAGTATCTTTGCTAGAATCGGTAGTATTTTGTCCTTCTTCTACAAACATATTAGCAACATTTGAATCTACATTCAAAGTTGCATTATCAAATCTTATTGCACCTAAATCAGCCAACCATTTCCAAAATATTCTTTCTGTTACTGATTGATTAGTAGTTGTATCGTATAAATTACCAAGAGAATTTTGTTTGTTAAGAACTATGTTTTCCCAGTTCAAAACATAATTTTGAAAACTATTTGCAATATATGTATTTTGTTGTTGATTAACACCAAGTAAATCGGTAATAACCGTATTACTACTCCAAGCAGTTGCTCCGGTAGTATTTGCTCTGTTTCCTAATGCTTGCCAAACTATATTGTTAGAATTACTACTTGGAATATTAACTTTAGGTAAATCTAAAGCTGCAAATTTACTAAATGTAAATCTAACATTATCATCACTAAAAGTTTTTGCAATATCATTTGCTGCACTGTTAAAAACATAAATTGTTCCACCTTGTGTGCGTAAAGGTCTTAATAGTGGTGTAGCCATATTATTTTATATTAGTTTTATTTATTTAATCAAAGAAAAAAACCTACTAATTGTAGTAGGTTTTAAAATTAAAATTAGTTGTTTTTGTAAACTATAATTTACAAAAAGTGTCATTAATGTAAAAAATAGCTTTACTTAAATACTATTAAGATATTTGATTGAATCTTTTAATCCTTTTATTCTTACATCTAAGTAATCATCTTCTTCTCCACCTGGAGCTGATTGTTTCCAATTTATATATTCATCTACTATATCTTCAAAAGCAAGAATTGCTCTACCTAATTCAGTTCCTTTTAGTGCTCTCATTGCTTTAGGAGATAATTTTTCTGAATACTGTCTACCAGATTCATCGTAAAATGGATTTGATGTAGCAATTCCACCTCCTATATCTACTGTAAATTCTTCTTTTATATAGAATGTTTTTCCACTATGTAAATCAGCTATGTAATTTTTTAATTTATTATAAGTCCATTTTTTCTCCGTTTGCTTATTAGTAGGTGAATTATTATAAGACCTTTCATCTTTATTAAAATACTTTACCAAAATAGCGATAGCTTCTTCTCTATTTTTAGGTCTTTCCTTTTCAGGGTTATATCCACTTTCGTTAAGACTTGTAAATTCTTCTAAGTTTTTCATTTTTATTTTTTATTTTCTATATTTAATATTTTAAACCCCCATTATACAATATACGAATAATATTCGACAATTGCAAGTTATTTTAAAAATAGGTCGTTATTTATAATCATTCTAAACAGCACTTGTAATAGTTTCAAAAGCAGTACCATTCCAGAACTTCAATTTTTTAAGTGTTGAATCGAAAGTAAGTATTTTTGGACTAGTTGTTGTTAATAAACTTGTTATTGCAGTAATTTCTGCAGTTGTCATTTCTGAAATTTGAATTCCATCAAATCCAGTCGCACCAATAAAGTGTTTATTTACAGCACCAACAGTAATAATTGTATCAATAATTTTAGAATTGTCTGCACCTAGTTGTAAAAAAGAACCATTGGTTGTTGCTTTAAAACTTCCCGATGAAATACTTACATTTCCACCTTGAACATCAACTCCTGAAGTAGTAAGAACAATACCTTCAGTTTTAATAGTTTGATTTGAACCACCTAATCCAGTATTGTCAATCAAACCAATCGTTGTATCAACAACACCTAAAATATTATTGATAGCATCGGTATTTATCTTAAAATTATCATTAATAGTTATTCTATCTGCTGATAATGAATTTGTACCTTGTAATGTTGTAATTGTTATCGCCATCTTTTTTAATTTTAATTTTTATTCGTATGATTTTACTCTAATCAATCCGTTTTTTGTTATAGTTTTTTTATTTCCGTTGGTATCTTCTAATTCTAAAGAAATATTATATTCTCCTTCATCAGTAAAAAGGTATACCATATATTTATTCAACCAACTAAATACTTCTTCTCCTGTTCCAACTTTCGTTATTTTCCATTTAGGATTTTTAAATCCAGGCATCCACGAAATGTCGTAATTAAAATAAATTTGAGTAAATGGCTTTACATCTCTTTGATAGTAAAGAACATCTAAACTATTCCAAGTTGCATTAGTTGTAATGCTTCTTGCGTATTTAGTTCCATAAACCTTATTGTATTTAATAATATTAATTTCGTTACTCGACAACAATTTTTTAAATGCCAATATTTTTTCATCGTTATATGGTGCTGTTGCACCTTGATAAGATTGTACTATATTAAATCCCCATTCATCAAATGGAGAATTCGTATTCAAATCAGTAGCCAATGCTGATAAAGTTTGAATACTTGATGGAATAGTATAAGATATATTATCAATAGTTATAGATTGGTCTGTAGCTCCTGTTCCACCTATTGCATAAAAATTATTGAATCCGTAAATATCAAAACTAGAACCGGCATCACCAACAGCACCGAATCCATTCATTGGTGTATTGAAATTTGAAATATCGTTAATAGAAGAACTACTAAAGAAATATTTTTTAGGTTTTTCAAAATTCTTAGATACTGCAATTATTTGATGAATAGTCGGAACTCCGTATTTTATTATTGGTCTGTATTCATAAATAAAACTTGATAAAATAGGATTTGTAGTTTCACTTAAAGAACTTAATTGTTGAACTAAATCAACGTATTTATTTCCCGTCAGATTCAATGTAAATTCACTCCAATTTTCTAATGTGTTTCCAGCACTATCTTTTACTGTAATATCATTTCCAGCACTTAATAAATTCAAATCTTTGATATAGAATTTAGTATAAGTACTACTTAAATCATCCCAATATAAGTGGTCAACATCATCCCAAGTAACATTATCTCCAATGTTTTTCCAAGTTTTTGAATTTATATCTCCTTTACTTCGTAAAACAGCATTTTGTTTAACTAAGTTTTGATAAAATTCTACTCTATCTATACTATGCCATGCTAAAATAGCATCGTCTGTATTTGTATTCGGTAAGAAAGGTAATTCCCAAGAACTGCCCATTTCATCCCAAGTTAAATCTTCTAAGTCATCCCATTTAACATCACTTAAATCTTTTATTTTCCAAGCCGTAAAGTTAGGATTCTTTTGTTCAACTGTAATATGATTTATTTCAGTATTTTTACTATATGAACCGTACATATCAAATAAAGTCAATTCAACCGTATAATCTCCTGGATGAGGTAAATTAACCGCCCATTCTTTAAAATCAGATAGTGACCCTTTTACAGTACTTGACCAAAAAGGTGAAACTGAATTTGCTTCTTTGTAAATATACCATTGTATTTCGTAGAAATTAGCATTACCTATATCATCCCAAGAAACTCCACTAAATGGGTCAACGCCACTATTATATGCCGATGTTGGAAATCCTGATGCACTTGAAAAATTGAAATCATTGTAATTTCTTTTTTCATCTACACTATTCCAAGTAAGATTTGCATCTGACCAAGTAATATCAAAACTTGTATTTTTTAAAATTATAGGATATCCAACAGGAATATTTTCATTATTGTCTAATTCAGACAATTTAAAATCTCTATCAAAAAAGAATTGTAAATATGCTTTTTGATACGTACTTATTGGTTGAGCTCCGTTTAGGTAATCTTGAAAAGAAAGTACAGGTATAGATGATGCATATGCACCTTGTTCTACATAAGATGTTAAAACGGCACCAGTATTTTCTTTTTCAACAAAAAGTATTTTATTGTCATCTACTGTTATATAAAATTCATCGAAAGGTGCTCCTAATTTAATAAGACCTTCGTATAATTTTAGTGCGTTTGATTTATTTGTACTTTTATAGTCAGCTTCTATTTCGAAACCTACTCCAGAAACACTATCAAATATTTTTAATTTATTTCGAAAAAATGAATTAGTAAGAGTAAATTCTCGTACTTTTAAATTTGCTGAACCATCTAATAATAAGTCAGGGCTTATTTTTACACCTAACCATTGTAGTGGTCTCAAATCTTCTATGAATCCATGTTTACGTGGAAACACTTCAAAGGTCGGATTTATATTTATATCTACATCATCAACTCTATTAACTGAATTCCAATAATTCAATTCTACCTTTGTATAATAAAGTGCTTCCCCTACAATATCAATTATTCTACTGTTTAGTGGTAAGAAATATTTCTTTAACTTATCTTTAAGTGCATATAATTTAACTAATATTTCATCAATTGTAAATTCGAAAGATTCTTTAGTTATAGGTAAACCATCCTCATCATATTGTCCAGTTTCTTCTGTGATTTGATAGTACATACCAAATTTATTAGTCTTTGAATATACTTTTGATGGGAATAAGTCAGAAAGTTCTTTTGTATTATTAGAATTCAATAATACACTTTCTATATCAACCGGTCTTAGTTTACCAAAATTGGCTGAATCAACTTTTACATTTTTCCAATACTCTTTTATGGCAACCGATTCATAACCGAAATATTTAATTATATTAATGAGTGCTTTATATGAACCAAGATACGGAAAAATATTATGAAATTCAAGTAAAAGTTCTTTTCTTTTTTTGTTAACAATTGCAAAATCAATATCTTCTTCATTTACATTCGTAGAATCAAATATCAAGAAATCTTTGGTATTCAAAGTATGTCCTAGTGTTTCTAACATCAGGGGTAATCTTGTATCTTCCGCTACTGTATCTACAAATAAAAATAATTCTCCTATCTGAACTTTAGTTGCCCCTGTTTTGAAATACATGTTTACTTTACCTACAAATGAATTTTCAACTTTCGATGAAAACCCTATATTTGCCGTTGAATAGTTCTCTTGTAATTTGTTTATTTCAAAAGAATTCGGTATATTTGTATAGGTAGTCCCTGCTATTGAAACATTCGTAAATGAGGCATCATAGGTCGCTTCTACGGACTGATTAGTTCCTTTGTCTATATAGTATGTTTTATCATCTAAAGTGATGTCAAACGTAAAGAATTCGTCTGTTGAAGTTTTATCTATTTCAAATAATATTTCTTGTGCATCGTTATCTACATTCGTAGGTTTTACGTACATAAATTTTTGATATTCTGCACTATAAACTTTTTCTAATATAATTATTTGTTCCGATTCAATTAAATCTACCGAAATGGCATTTTCACTAAGAACATAGTTTCCTCTGTACAATCCAGAAACAGAATCATAAAATAAGTTTAGGTTGTTTCCTTTTTTATTAAAGAAATGTAAGTTTTCTTTTTTAATTGACATCTGATATTATTTATTTGGATTTTCTTCTGTATAGTTATATAAATTTTCAATAAGTTTAACTGAATAATAATTATTCATTTTAATCATTTCCAATCTTTTTAAAAATCCTTGCATAATTTCATTTTCAGTTCCAGTCAAATACGGAGACATAGTTTTTTTGAATATGTCTAATTCTTCTTGAACCGCTGGTTCATACGCTTGTTTTATTTGAGATTTTTTAATTGACATATTTATATATTATTTTCTCGGTATAGATTCTCTAATTACAATATTTAGTGCCGATAAATTAGTCCCATTTATTCCATCAGCGTATTCAACACCGTTCCTGTCAGTAAATCCACCTCTAATAATTGGCAATTCTTTGTTTCCTATTGTAATGTCACCGAATTCATCTAAACCTAAATTCGGATTTTCTCCTGATTTAAGAGTAATTTTTTCAGTTGTTTCTATTGAATTACTTGCATTTAAGTTAGGTACATCATTATTTTTTCTAACTGCTTCTATTAAAGCACTAGTTGCATCTGTGTTATTATAATCAATTTTCTTGAAATAATAACCATTAAAAATAGCTTCTTCGTTGGCCTTAGAAATAAAATCAACATAAACTGAATCAATACCATCAATCTTTTCTATCATTTTAATAATATCTGAACGAGGTATTTTATCCCTTCTTTGTAAAGATAAAAAGTATTCTCCTAATGCATTTGTTATTTCTGCTTTTATAGTATCTTCACTAATAATGTCATCGTAAACTCTAATGAAAACATTCAATGCATAATTTGTAATAACTGGGTCAATTATTTCTAATTCTGTTGAAATTAATTGTCTACCACTTTTGTTGATTACATCATAAACAGCATCTTTATCTTCTTTAGAAAGATAGAAGTTGTTAATATCGGTACTAAAGTAATCAGAATTACTTTGTACCTTTCTAGTGATATCTGGTAACAAGAAAAGATAAACTATATTATCATCATCTAAATATTCATCTCCAAAGGTATTGAATGCATCAATATAACTAAATTGATTATATTTAGATAAGAATGCTGTATAATTTGTAGGATTTGCAAGAACTAATCCTCTACTATTTTTATTAAGTAAAAATCTTGTAAGTTCTTTATCTTCTGCATCAGCACCCATTGTTATTTTCTTAGATACGCTAATATCGAAAATTTCATTCAAATCCAACTCACCACCAAATCCATCAGAAACCTCATCGACAAATTCAAGCAAAATAGAAGATGATGATTCCCCAATATTACCACCCGAACCATTTGAAGCAATCCACTCCACTTGGATTTTTTCTCCAGAATCTGGTATATAACCATAATCTTTATTGCCAAAATATATATCAACCCCACCATTAATTCCTGTTTTTATTATTACCCCTTTTTCGTTTTTCTTAATATCATAAAGAGATTCGAAATTTTTAAATTCTTGACCATTTACTAAAACAGTAATTATATCATTTTCTATTTGTGCAAATCTAGTCGGAATATTAAAAGATTGTAAATCAGTATTGTCCCCTGTAAAATTTGAAGTGTTCAATTCTCCTTCAACAACTTGAAACTTAAATAGTTTTGAACTTGTTTTAGGTATATAAACAGAATCTGAATCTAAAATGATTACATAATTTTTTTGATTGTTTTTACACAATATTTTACTGTAATTTTGAATTTGTATATTAGCGCCTGGTATTTCATTTGCCATTCCAGGTTTTATCTTTAATGATAATTCACCTTTTGCACTAACCGGTCTACTGGGGTTGTGACCCGTTAATCTTGATAATCCTAAAATAGAATTTTCTTTGAATGCTGTTAAAAGATTTCTTTCATTTAAAGAATCCTCTAAATAAAAGTATTGTAATTTGTTTAATTCGTTAAGTACATCAATAATTTGACCATACGGACTTGAAGGAGAAAAGTTTAAATCTCTTTTTTCATATTCCTTGATTAAGTATAGTTCTATTTGCTCTTTTAATTGACCATCAAACAGTCTACTTTTGTCTATAATCTTATTAACTTGGTCTTTTGCTTTCTTTGACATCTACGAACAATTCTTTTTGTATTTAATTGATGACCATTCTAACTAAATTGTCATCTTCTACGGTTATATCAATAATTGCAGAATCACTATTACCTACTTCATAGAATTGAACATCTATTTTATAACTAAATTCCCCTGATAATGAGCAATTTAATCCTATTTGTTCATTTATAGCTTGTTTTAATTCACTTTCACCTACATTAAAATCCCATAAATAAGAACGCAATCCAACTCCGAAATCTGCTCTACCTAAAACTGTTGAAGGTGGTGTTGATAAAACCATTTCTATTTGTTGCAAAAACATAGTTAACATATCGTTGATTTCTATATCTTTTTCACTATATAAAGAACGTTGTGGTCTTCTTATGTATATATCGGTTGCGCCCATTTATTCCTTTATTTTTATAATCCATTAGTATGAAAGATAAAATCACTACCTCCTCTCATACTTTTAACTTCTTCTTTTACTTCATCTACACTTTCTTTTCCTTGGTCATAAAACCTATCAAAATTTATAGAAGCTCCTCCCGGTAAGTCCATAGAAAATGTACCTAATATATTTGCAAGTTGCATCTTAGTTTGACCTAAACAATAATGAAAAAATAAATCTAAATTATAAAGCGATTCTAAAGGTGCTCTTACTTCGCAATCTAATAAAAAATCTGGTGAATGCTCTAAAGAACCTTTTAAAAATAATTTATTTGATTGTCTACTGTATGTATATGTTATAGGGTATTTTAAAATAAGGTCGGTCAAATCTCCCCAACTAGATGCAATTACGTATCCTAAAACAGCATCTGTACCCATCAAATCTTCGGTTCCTGACATTCCACCATTCACTCCCCAATTAGAACTCATATATTTATCAAAAGAAAAATCAGCACTTCCACCTCCCATTCTATTTTTTGAAGACCGGTCTTTTGCAACTGCATTTACTGAATAAACACACTTGGGTAATGTTAATTTCCTAGTTTGTTTAAATTCTTCACTTGTACTCCATACGGATGCTGGAATTGATAGGTAAATATTTTCTACACCATCATCCCAATTTCTATGAAACCATTGAGCTGAATATTTTACTAAATTGTCTATTGCTTTTTCTGGAACAGAAAATGGTAAACTACATCCAACAGTTATTGCTGTATTAAGTTCATCGTAAAATTCTTGTTTAGTCATATTTTATTTAATTTCTTTTAATCTTCCTTTTCGTCCAGGTTTTCAACATCTTTATCAATTACAATAGTATTTTCTGTAATTTCGGTATTAGAATATGAACCTTTCCTAAAAATACCACCATCTACATAGGAATCTAATACTTCAACACCATCTAAATAACAATTTTTAAATTCTGCATATGTGTTTTTACCATTTTTTATTCTACTATCTTTGAATTTAGAATTACCAGTTTCGCATCTATCTAAATCCGAACCAGATATTACACAATCGTGTACGGGTGTTTGAATCATAACAACATTCAATAATCTACAATTATAAAAAAGAATTCTAGGATTCTCTACTATTGTTTTTCTAAATATAAATCCAGCAAATTCAATACAAGAATTATCGGTATCATAATTTATTATTCCTTTCATGTTGAATTTAACTTCTTTCATTCTAATAAGGATAGGAAAAAAATCTTTCCACATCAAAGGAAAAAATAATTTTAGTGTTTCTTCATCATTTCTGGTATCTACTTTGAATTCTATATTTTTGAATATATTGTTGAAATTAAAATAATTTTGTCCTGCCAAAAATACATTTTTCTTAGGTTCTAATAATTTAATTAGTTTTTCTTTTATTTCACTATCGTCTTTTTCGTAAGATTCTTTGATGCTCAATAAAAAATAATCTAAAAGATATAAGATATCAGATTGTTGTTCTTCGTATTTTCTACCACCTATATATCTAAATTCTAAATAATTACTTTTTAACTTTTCAAAATTAACACCATAGTACTTGCTAATAGGATAAACAAAACTAGTTCTATTAGTACTTATTGTTTTGAAATCAAAGTTACTATGTAATGGAACTATTTCTTTTATTGATTTTGTGTATATATTATCTCTCCTTTTAGGAAATCTACTATAAACTTCTTCTTCATCAAAATTCAAAATAAAATTAAGAATGTCAATTTGCTGTATGTAATCAGTATCAGGAAAATTCAAATTCAAATGAACACCACATCTATCAGTGGTTTTTACTTCTGGTGTTTCTCTAATCCACCTCAGTACTTTTATTAATACTATTTTTGCGTGATTATAATCAAGTGGTCCGGTTACTAATTCAACAGAATGGTCTCCTAAAGAAAAGTCCGGTTCTATTTTATAGTGGTTATCGGTAGGAACGAATTCAGAATGATGCTCCTTTTCTATATTAATTTTTACCTTTAAAAGTTTTGAAAATTGTTTCTTAATTTCTCCTAAATTAAAGGTAGGTTTTCTTACAAATTCAATTTCTAAACCAACTTTAGTATTGTGTAATTCCATATCTCTTTCTTGGTTCATAAAATGCGTTAGTTTTCTTATTTAATCAAAAAAAGGCAACCATTTTCGATTGCCTTTTGTAACGATTTTATGATAATTATATTTTAAGTTAATTCTAAAACGTATTTGTTATCTTTATTGTCAAGTATTTTTACGTTGTGTCTATCTCCTTTTTTTAATTCTATACCATCTTTTAGTTTACTTACGTGAAGCAATCCGGTTGCATTTTTACCTAAAGAAATAAAACTACCATATTTTACAGTCTTAACAACTCTACCTTCAACAACATCTCCTTTTTCAAATTTAGGTTTTGCAATTTCATTTGGGTCAACTACTAACCTAGATAAAATTATTTTTCTATTGGTAACAATTTCTTTTAAATAAAAATCAATTTCTTTTCCAGGAACAACTTCCCCTTTACTGAGATGTTCAAGTAGAACTTCATCGTAATCATCTTTGTGAATCATTCCGGTTAAAACATTATTAAATTCTATAAAAACACCAAAAGGTTTAGTTCCTGTTATAGTTCCTGTATAAACTGCACCTATTTCTAATTTTTCTATTTCGGACGGAATTAAAGTTTCTAAGTATGCTCTATGGGAAACAATTAATTGGTCTTTAAATTTAGAATACATATTTTCATTTTTAATTGGCATAACTTTTATTGTTTTACCTATTAAAGTTTGAAAATCTAATAATTTGTTTATTCCACCTAAACTACCGGGCATAAATACTTGAACACCTTCTATGTTAAGAACGTATCCATTTTCTGTTAAACTTAAAACCTCTGCATCATATACAATTTCTTCTTCTGAATATTTCATTTCATTGTATAAATTCGTTTTTATGAATTCTACAATGCTAGCTTTTAAATAATCTTTAGTATCGACAATAGAAGCTTCAACTTCTTCTCCTATTTTATAAGATTCTGGATTTAATTTGTCTTTTTCTAATGAAATGTAAGCAAAGTCTTTTGAACCAATGTCTAATAGTATATCAGTTTTAGAAATTTGTGAAATTGTACCTACAATAGTTTGTCCAATTTCATATTTAAGATTTTTAGGTAGTTTGTTAAAAGATTCGTTATAAAGGTTTAACATTTCTTCGGCATATGATTCATTTGAAAGTAGTTTGCCGTTTTCTAATAATGTTGGTTTTTTTGATGTTTGTTCAAATACAGAAATATTTGTTGGGTCACCATAGGTTACTCTTTGCTCATTCATTTTTTATTTGTTTTAAAAGTTATACGTTATTTAATCTATTACTTGATGTTAAAAATTGTTGCCGGAATTGTTATTGGTGGGGGTGGTGAGCCGACAAGTGCCAACCCTGAATATAAGAATTGTATTGATTTTGCATGACCAGTAAACATATTGAAAAATGCATTAACTATTTCTTCAGTAGTTGGGTTTTCTGGGTCTGGGTCTGGAATTGGTGGTACAGGAACAGGTATCGAAACAGTAACATTTCCTGATATAACTGATGAAAACCCTGGATGTGTTGCCGGCAATTTTAATAATGCCGGTGTCCAACATGCAACTAATGATGCCGAAACAAGATTAAGGTCTAAAGGTACTGGTGCTCCGGTTTTTCCTAAAGCAAAACACAAATCAAATGCAGCTTTTATTGCAGTTTCTACTAATGGAAATAATTGTCCTCCATAACTATTACCTATACTATCCGAACCGGACTTGCAAGCATCTTTATATGCAGCCGTTATTGCCGTAGCAAGGTCATTACTTTCTAATCTATTGTCTATTGTATCTTGAAATGCAATTTCTAAGTCTTCTTTGAGTCCCATTATTATTTTTCTTTATCTAAGGTTACTAATAAGGATTTAAAATCTACCCATTTTTGATTAAGTCCTTGTATCTTTGACCAATTTGGTGCACTACTTACGGGTGCGGGTCCTGCTGGTGTAGGTATTACTAAAAGACCTATTTCATTTATCAATTCAGTAAGTAGTTTTTCTAAAGTATCTCCCAAAACTGCTGGCTCTAAACTTGTTCCTTCTGTACCTAAACTAATTCCATCATCTGAAATATGAACAACTTTTCCTGTTGAACCATTGGTAAGTAAAATGCTTTCGTCTTCATTTTTGAATTGAATAAAAGAATCATTTTTTCTAATAATTAATCCTTGTGTTTCTGTATAAAATATTTCAAGTGTTCTTTCATCGGATACTTCTCCTGTTGCATCTTCTCCGGCTCTTTTGTCATAAACTATTGACCAAACTTTTGGATAATCTTCGGCATATTCACCTAAAAGGTCATCATTTGTTTTAGATATTCCCATAAAGAAAGGAATATTTTCATCTCCGTTTTCGAAAAAAACATTACAAATTTCTCCTACTTTTGGTATATAAACTGTTCCTGATGAAAGTTGATTATAAGGAATTGCCCATGGAATAACTTCTTCTTCAAGTTCATCGTATTTACCGAATACTTTTATCTTAACTCTTCCAAGTTGTAAAGGGTCTCCTGTATTTATGACTTCTCCAACCCATATAGTTCCTAATGTAATATCTTTAAACATAGTTATTTTTTATCTTTACCGAATGTATTACCTAAATCTTTTAGTTTTTTATCGGCACCTTTCAATACTCTACCGGGTGCATTTACAATAGCATTTCTTGCATTTCCTAAAATATTACTTGCACTAAATCCGTAAACATTACCAATAAAAAGAGATGATAACTTATTTTTAACTAAATTAGCAGCTTGACTAGAAACATTTTGTGTAATATCATCTATTAGTGAACCAAAAATACCTTGCATTTCGGGTGGTTGAAATGCCAAATCGTTTAATCCGTCTTTACCTTTAAGAAAATCCATTTCTGCATTTAAGTAATCTTTTACTTTATAATATTTTTCTGTTTTACTTAAAGTTGCTAAAATCCTATAAATACTATCTTCTTCTATATTTTCATATGAAATCTTAATAGATTGACTTGCATTTTCATATGAAGAATTAGAAACTGTACCCAACATTGCTCCACTTTCATCGGGTAAAAATTCACAATGTGATAAATTGAATGTAATTTGTGTAGTATCAGTATAATCTTCTCCTAAAAATTCTGAATTTATTTTATACTTATTAGAATTGAATTCGGTAGGAACGCCCATTAAATTTTTAGGACTTTTTTTAAAATTTCTAATATCATAAACCTTTATTGTCATTTCAAATTTTCTAAGATTTTCAGGTAATATACATCTTCTATTTTTCCAATCATATGCAATTTTTCTATATAAATCCATTAATGCTGTTATTCTTAAATCAATGGATTCTAAACAAGAAATTGTTACTTCTTTTTTAAATTTTGGTTTGTTAAAATCTCTTGCCCAAGCATCCGACAAACCATCTATTGATTGAAAGTACCATGGAAATTCTGAATTTAATCTACTTAAAGTTTCTATAAAATCAACAAGCATTGTGACACGAGCAACATCTCCCATTTTTTTTAAGTAGTACAGTGCTGAATTCGGATTGTCTATATTACCGAAAAGTCCGGTTGAGTTCGTAACATTTAAAGTTTCTACATTTGAATCTTCTAAAAAACTTTCTAACCCTCCCGGTTTAATTAGATTTTTTAAATCTTTAAAATTTAGTGTTCCTGTGGCCGTTGCACTACCTATATTTATGAAAAAAAGTTTAAAACCTAAAGTAGTAGGGTCCTGAAACATAGATAAAAAATCATCGTTTCTTGCTTGTCTCCTAAAAACATTATTTTCGTTTTTAGGTAGTCTATCTGCAAATTTACTTGCGTCTTCTGTCAGTTCGTTCAATTTATCAGCCATTTCTAATTTTTATTTTTTGCAACTCCAGCACTATACGGCATTGGCCATTCTCTTCTTATCAAATTAACTGTTTGTGTAAAACCATTAGTTTTATCCCAATTAATAGAAAAATCACGAACAACATAAAATCCACTGATAAAACTATTTGCAATAAAGTTTTCAGGTCTATCGTATGTATCACTACCTTGTTCTGGTTGTGTATCTCTTTCTGCATCTCCGTATTTCATTCCAGCATTTGCTATCAATCCAACTTCTCTTTCGTAAATTGCAACCGGAATTCTTTTATACCTTGATATAGAACTAGATATATCTTGTAAAGTTATACTTAGTCCCATTTTATTTAATTCTTCGTTGTTTTGATAGTTCAAAATTTTAGCATAATGATAATTTGGATGTAAGTTTCCTTCATTTAAAGTACTAAATTGCCTACCTTGATATAAAAATTTATTTTGTAATTGATACGATTCATCTCCAGCTTTACCTTTTAAGATAACTAAATTATTTTCTGCACCATCCGTTGTTAAAGGGTCAACAAAGAAAGATTGAAATTCATAAGTATCCATATCTAAATATTGACTATACCTTTTATATCCATTTGTCATCCATATTTGACCTGAATTATTAAAAAGATTATAACTTTTTATATAGTTAGTTGTATTACTAAAATTATCGTGATTAGATAAAATAATTTTAGTATCATCTCCCTTAACACCTTCACTTTGTGAATCTTTATCTTCGGTTACGGATGATACTATATCGGCAATTCCATCTTCTAAAGTTTCATCCATAGAAAAAAGAGTATTTACATTTACAAGTGTAAGGTAATAATATAAGTCGATATAAGAGGTAAAAAAACTATTTTCATCTTTATATGAATAATCAACTGTTTTCATTATGAAATCTTTTATAGTATTGTTCGGATTAAAACGTGGCATTTTATCATTTGTAACCGTTTCGTTAGATGCAAAACCTAATTCGGTTTCATCACAAACTGATAATAAATGATTGTACGAAGTGTCTTCTAAAAAAGATAGTTGTTTTTCGCTGAATAAATTAGGTACTTTCATTATACCCGTTAAACTATAAATATTTTTATTTTTAGATGGTTGACCTTTTATAGAAAGAATATCAAAATTTATTCTTATTTTCTTTTTTGCATTATTGTTTCTACTTCTAATATACAATTCTATTAAATCACCATCTTTAGGAAAATCGTTTTGAAATTGTTTAGAAACATCATTGAATGCTAAATCTATTGTAGGTACAAAATCTTTAGAATGAATTTTAAATTTGATAATGGTATTAGAATCCATTTCATACCCATTAATCTTTATATGAGGTGTACTATTCCCCATATATTTTTCTTTATTTGCGGTTGTTTGTCTTTCGTCTTCAAAGTTACCTACTTCTATTTGTTCTAAAACAACAGCCGGTTCTTTGATTGTCAATATGTCTGAGTTCTTGCTTCCTGTTACCATTATACACTAATACTGTTAGTTTCTTTATTTATATCAATATTAGATTCTCCTGGTTTAAGTTCATTAGGTTTTACGTTTACTTTCGAACCATTTTTAACACTACTACTAATTTTTGCAAGTGTTTCTAAGCGTTTAGTATCAACTTTACTTTTCTTAGTAGAATCAATATATTTTTGTTTAGATTCCTTAGATTCTTTATTTGGGTTTTTATAAAAATTCTTAGCATTATCTAATTCCGGAATAAGAATAATATCACCAGTTCTTACACTCAAAGGGTCTGATATTTCATTACATTTTAAAATTATATCAACGTAATCATCTGAATTATAAACGGCTAAAGATATTAAATCAACTCTACGGTCATATTCTTCCGAAACCTTTATCAATTTCTTTACAAGAAAATGTACGCTATTATATTCTGGAACAAACGTAGGTTCTGCAAAATCAACTATATTAGTTATTTCGTCTTTACTTATTTGTATTTTACTGTTTAAATTTTCCATTATGCTATTACTTTACCGGCATTAGGGCTTTGAAATCTACCACTTTTTACTAAAGAAACTGCAGCACTCTCGGCCTGATTTGCTATTTTAAGTGCAACATTATTTCCTTTTGTTCCGGAACTATTTCCATCCTTATTTCTATAATAAGATTTGTTTTCGAAATCGGCATTACTACCATAAAATCTACTACCTCCGAAATTGAACATTCTTTCTATTCCATATTTATCTCTAGGCATTGCATGTTTTAATTTAACTTCTAAATTTACATAACTAGGAACATCGTCTGCTGTAAATGGTCCTTCCATACTGAAAGATGCATCTTCCATAATCAAATTTCCATACATCATAGCTGGATTGAAAGGGTTTCCAACCGTTAAATGCCATTCTCCTGTTGGATTAGCTGTTAGTAACGAATGCAAAGAAAACATTTCTGGTCTACCTAATTTATCCATTCCCCCACCTAACATAGATGCAGCTGCATTTCCGGCTAATGTTTTTATACCTTTCATTATTCCACCTTCAAAAGGTTTAGATAATTTATCAGTAATATCTCCCATGAAAGATTTTAAGAACCCACTTACGTCGCCATTTTTTAGCATTTTAGAATCTCCTAGTGGTCCTGAATGTCCACCACCACCAGTAAATCTAACGGCTCCTCCCCAAAAAGGTGCTTTATTTGTAACCATATTCAACATGTTACCTATAATATCTAAAAATGCAACTTTTGTAGTTATACCATCGTAAGAACGAACAGCATATCTAAATTTTAAAGTTATGTCTTGTGTAAAGTTTATACCTTTATCTCTAGTCATTATTTTATCAATAACATCTATTGGCCCAAAAGTATAGTTTGCGGCATGAGATGAATACGGGTCAAAATTAGTTGCTGCTTCTCCTCTTAATTTTTCTTTTGCAAAACTGCCACTAGTATCTGCATATCCTAAAAAATCTAATTTACCGAATCCAGTTTTTGATTTATCCATTGTTTGAATTTCACTTTGAAATTCTTTCCAATTAAACCCAGCACTAAAAGAAAAAACACTATCAAATGCATTTGATTCCCCATCTATATAAGTCAATAACCTAGAAACATCTCTATTTGGATTTTGTAAATTATTAAGTAAGTTATCGTTACTTGGTTGTGGAAATCTTCTAAGTGTAATTAAGTGGTTATTAGGTACTTTTCCGTAATCATCTACAAATAAAAAGTCACCCCATTTATATTGCATTGCGTGATTTACTTGTGCTTCATTAAATGCCGAAACAATATTAGAACCTGATGGATTTCTATATCCTTTAGCAGTTTTTCCATTAAAATATCTACTTTCTTTTATGTTAAAAGAATCGGCTGATAATTTTGCTCCTTGTTCAAACATATCATTATAATGAATAACAGAAAGAGAGTGCAACATAGATTGCTTACCTTCTAATGCAGGAAAGTTTTTACTTGTCTTTTTGCCTTTTTCATCATACATCGGTCCTTCAGGTAGATTGATAGTATCTCCTTTAATTGAACTTTCAATATATTTCGTTGTTTCACTTTTTGGGGTTTCGCCAGCACTCATAAAAGACCTAAGATTTATATTATTTAATCTTTTTCTAAATTAGGTCAATCTCGATTTTCCTTTTCTCTATATAGGTCTCGATTCGTATAATACAAAACATTTTTCTTTCTACTTTTACTAAATTCGATTCTTCTTGCTGGTCTACCTAAGATATATTCATCAAAAAAATCATAAATAGTTTTGTTTGTTTTCTTATAATGTTCATATTCAGGGCCCATATCATCTATGATTTTTAATATCATAGGTTTATTTTCTTGAATAAATTTTTGTGTAGAATTTGTATATATTTTACTTGCACTTTGAACATTATGTTTCGAAACTACAATATCGTGCAATTGTTTTAAACACTTACAAGCCGACATAAAGTTTAATTTACTAAGATAAGTCATAGAATCGTAATGTCTATCAAAAACAAATGCTTCGTTTACCCAAAAAACAAATTTATCAGATTGATTTTTAAAGAATGTTTTGTATTTTCCGTAACTAAAATCTTTATTTTCAATTTCTTGTACCAATTCAGAATCAACAAACGAAAACATCTTAACTCCTTCGTTTAGTACAGAATCTTGAATATCGTGTGATTTGATTGCAGTTTTGAACCAATTGTTATGAAAGAAATCTTTAAGCATTTCTCTTTTTTCGAATGCATTTTTTATTCTAATAACGTATTCTAATGTATGGTCAGCATTTGTTTTGTGTCGTAGGATTTCACCAGAAAAGGCTTTTATAGTATCCGGATTGTTGTATGAAAAAAGTAAAAAATAAACCGTATCACCTTTTTTGTAAACTTTATCTCTTAGAATATCTGAAGAATATATTCCTTGTTTACTTGGTTTATATTTTTTATCGTTGTTATTTGATTTAGGCATTCTGTATTTATTTCAGTAGGTTCATCTAAGTCGCATATCTGAATTTCCATTACAACTTGCAACTTTTTTCTATAACTTTCAATAGTTCCGATAAAGTTTTCAAGAATAACAGAATCTAAAGTATCTGTATAATAAAATATAGTATGATACTTTAGATTGTGTAAGTTTGTAATTGAATCATATAATTTATTGAATAGTTCACAACTTAGAACACTATTGTTTTTACTTTCACCGAATAATAAGTATTTTTCTTGTTGATTTAATATATCAACATAAGATACTGTAATACTACCCGGTTTCTTTTTAATAAAATCCTTGAATCCTGAATGTTCTTTTGTATGAATTATAAAAAAATTATTCATTATAAATCGTCTGGTGTAAAGTCTTCTTCCGATAATTCAGCATCAATATCTATTTCGGTTTCTGTATCTATCGAATGAATTTTTTGACTAGAAACGCCATTATTTTCTTTTAGTTGCTGTTGTAGATTTTCGTGTTGTTCTTTTCCTAATTCAGCCATTTGCTTTTTGATTTCTTGAAATTCTGCATTAGTCATCAATCCTTTTTTGACTTTTTTTCTTGCATTCTTTACAAATGATTTTCTTTGTTCTCTAGTGATTTGCATACTCTAAATTTTAATATATGATATTTACTACGTATTAATATAAGGTTCCAGGAAATGAATCTGATTTTGATGAATCGACATTTGAAAACTTTTCTTCTACTATTTTATCTATACAATTATTGATATGTTCTTCTGTAATTTGATTTCTTATATAGTCTCTGACTGAATCTAATAATTCACTACCATATAATTCTATCAACATTTTTAACTTGTCTTCTGAAATAAAATAGAAATCAATAGCAACATCTAATTGCATTTTAGAATCTCTTTTTGCTTTATCTAAAATATCAAATCCGAATTCATTTTTAGGTTCTACTTTTTGTACAACCGGGGGTGGTGTTGATAATTGATAAGGTGCATCTAGTAAACCACTATCGTCTGCTTGTTTACTAAGGTTTTGTTTTTCTACAGCTTTTTCATCGGCAATTCCGGAATGAACCATCATTTCATTAACAACATGTCCGTTGATTCTTCCTCCACCTACGAAATTTATCCAAACAAAATCACCAGCGGTTTCAATAGTATCTACAATTTCAATTTGACCTTCTTTATCGCCTTTTATCCATTGTAGTACTGTTAAAGGGCAAATATCTTCTAATTTTATCATTTTTAAAAATTTTATATATATTAATTAAATGTGAATTAAATGTGAAATATTTTATACTAACAAATTATTATTCGTCTTCTTGAAGAACCTCCACCACTTAGACCTTTTATTTCAACTCTATCTAAAGATACACTACCACTCGTAGATGTTGCTCTTAAACTTATTGTGCCAGCACTATGTCCAGCATCAGCACTAATTGCACCCGTTCCTACTTGTTTGTTAGTATTATGTGTAACAAATGTTCTGTTTGTTCCTTGTGGTATCTGTTGAGTTGATATAACATTAGCTGAACAGGATGTAGTCATAATCAACGAATCTTCCTCAACTACTATATTTTTAGTATTTGGTGTTGATGATGCACCACTTCTTTCGTATGCCCCAACCCCACCACAATCAGTAAAACTTCTTATGTGAATACTTATTGGATTCCATTGACTTCCAGTAAAACTTATTACACAGTTATTGTTTCCCGTTGGTGGGTCTACTAGATAGAAAAATCCCATTCTTTGAGAAAGACCACTTCTGTTTGTACTATGCAATTGTGTCATTGCAACTCCACCATAAGTAACACCGGAATAATTAACAGTATTTGCCATTGTTAATTGAACAACTAATAATCTATTACTTCCAGTATTTTGAGTATGTGCTTGTGTTTTTGAATTAGCTCCCGGTGTGGGATTTGCATTAGTCACATTTCCTTTAGTTGGTACCGCCATATTATAATTGGTTTAGGTTAGTTATATGAACAATATTTAATTCTTCTACGTTTTCTACTTCGGTTCTTGCCTCATTTACTGAATCAATATCATTAAAAAATGTACTTATTGATACTTCTCCTAGTTCTAATTTGGTTCTGTTTTCTCCTAAAAAAACTCCTAAAGTTATATCATATTGTTCATTTATTTCGTTTGTTATATTAACATCTTCGGTATATCCGACATCGGTATATTTAAGAGAATCGGTTCCTTCCAATTCTATTTTGCTGATTATATAATATTTCATTTTGTGTCGATTATTATTTTAAATTAATCTAAATAAGTTACTTCAACACTACCGACACTAGGAAAAAATTCTTCAATGATTTGTTTACCGTAATTGCTCATTGTGTAATGAAGAGCACTTAGTCCAGTTTTTTCACCATCAGAATATGTATATTTGTCAGACCCATCTTCGTTTTCCATTTCAAAGTCTTGTCCCATAATATTCTTTTCTGAATCTGCAATTTTTAATTGAACAGTGTTATTAGAATCCCATTCGTTAGCTTCTCCGTAACACCAATTAAAAGGTACATTAAAATTTTGAATTGTTTCTCTTCCTGTTCCTATGTTTCCGGGACAAGAAATTTTTCTTATTCCGGCTGCGTAAATATTAAGACCTCCGGCCTCAATTTCACAATCTTCTGTTAAAGTTATAGTTATCATATCTAATTTATCTTATTTACTAATCTTCTGTATATCTTATGTCAATACTTAAATAAACACTTGTTCCACTTGCGGCACTTGTTTCTATCCAAACCCAACTATTTGCTGGAATAGTAGCATCGTCTAATGAAGCAGTGTCTCCTGTTGTTGTACTTGTTGTTGCAGCACTTGTTGTTAAAGCATTTCCGGCATTACTTCTGTCAGTATGATGTTTTAATTGATAAGTTGTACTTGGAGAACTTCCAGTTGAACATGCAATTACTTCTTGTACTGTTATAGCAACATCCGTTCTAAAAACTGTAATATCATCAGAAGCTGTTGGTTCTTGTAAAGTAAATGTTTTACTTAAAGAAACTGGGGCTCCTGTTCCTGGGTCTCCTTTATCTCCTTTAATACCTGAAGCCTTAGATATTCTCATACCTTGTGTAAAGTTCCAAGTACCATTTCCTAAAATAGTTGTTGTTGCTTGATAAGATTGTAATTTGATTTCAACTTCATCACCTACTACTAAATCAAGTGAAATAGTTCCAGCTACTCCGTCAAAACCTGAATCATCAACAGCATCTGTCATAGCAAAAGCACCATTTGGTGTTTTTATACTTCCATTAACAAATGCTTGTAAATTATAATATGCAGCAGTACTATTTTGACTAAATAAATTAACTTCAAATTGATAAGTTCCATTACCACTTGTTGAACTAACAACAAACTTTTTATTTGTATTATCCCAATCACCGTTCTTATCTATAGCTCCTGTTACAGTATCATCAAAATTAATAATAGTTGCTCCTGCAGCCACGGTAATAGCTTGGTTGGTATTTGCCATTCCTAAGTCAACAAGTAACCCACCACCTACGGCTGGTGTTTCTGATATGTTTACATATTTCAATCCTGTTGCTTCCGTAGTATCAACTACTAAAGCTTGACCATTAGTTCCAAGAGGTAATCTTGTATCGGCAGTATCATATGTATATAAATCTCCTTTTGTTGTTAATGGACTTGAACTACCAGCTGCTCCCCAAGAAAGAACTCCTGAACCATCAGTTTTCAAAAATTGTCCGTTAGAACCGGTATCGTTTGGAAATGTTAAAGTATAACTTGCGGCTGCAGAATGTGGTGGTGATTTAAGTTTTATACCGTGATTATTATTCCAACAATTTAGCTGAATATAACCATCTTGTGATGAACCATCTCCTTTTGCAATAAAAGCTGCAATAGAACTTGTAGATTCACTAGTAGTATTTCCAGCTACTACAATTCCACCAGTATTAACGGTTAATTTTGTAGTTACTGTTCCACTATTTGCAACTCTTAATTCCATTCGCCCTGTTTCACTACCAGCTGTATTACTTTCAATTATTGATACAAATCTCCCATAAGTTGTCTGAGCACTATTTGAGTTATGCATATCAATATTGAAGCCTGCTCCGTAGCCAGATGGGTTTGCTGGTCTGCAAAATGTAAAAGTAGCTGGTGTATTAGAATCACCTACGATATTAACATTTTGACCTACTAGTACATCTCCGTTATTTCTAAAATCCCATTTAGAATCATTATTTGAATCAATAAACTTAAACCCACTTGTACTTGCTGAATTGTCAGAACCTTTAATAAGAGTGTTACCTTGTAATGATATGTTTTCACTTCCTATTTGTGAATCACTACCAACTACAAAAAAATCACTTCCAATTCCATTAATATAAAAGCCTGTAAATGATAAAGGATTGCTTGAATCAAAATTAAAACAATGTTCAATGTTACCGCCTCTGTACCAACGATTAAATGAATACGATGATGTCGATTGATTTCGGTACGCATAAGAACTTGTGCTTTCGCCGATAGTTACTATTCCTTTTCCTATAAATCCACCGCCATTATTTCCACCGGTATCAAAGCAAACTTCACTTGTTGAACCCGATTTGTAAACTTTAAATGCACTTGCATTTAATCGCCCCATTAGTTCAATTTGCCCGTAAGTTCCAATTTTAAAAAACGGTAAATTACCACCTGCGGTATATCCAATTACTTTAAATATATCTGTTGAACTAAAATCGCTTCTATTTAACCTTATTTGTCCACCGGTATCAGTGTCAAAAGTTAATGTATTAGCATCTAAATCAACAGTTCTTGCGCCTGATAAAGTACCGTCCGCGGTATAAATACTAGAACCTCCACCACCGGCTTCATTCCATACGGCTGCTCCGGCTGTTGCATCAACACAATTATATGCTTTATCATTTGTAACATCTATCCATTTTGAACCTACTTGATAACCAGCAGAACTATCATCATTTACAGTCGGTGCTGCAGTTGCATCGAATTTATTTCCTAGTATCTTTAAAAGATTTATATTTGGTGTAGCACTCATATATTATTTAATTATTTTCTTCTTGTGATTCTAACCATTCTGTGTATTCCGTAGGTGGTTCATCACTCCAAAACCAACCTTTATGTTCAATCTTATTATCTACTGATAATGTAACACCGTCAGGAAATGATATTTTATTTCCTGATTGCCATTCGTTAACTTCTTCTTCGTATTTATAAAACATAATCTTTTAAATTTTTAACTTGATACTGTCCAACCTTTGTTTGTAGCAATTAACAAATCACTTGCCGTTAATAAGTTTGATTCAGGATTTGCTGCAACATAGATAGTCCTACCGTCTGCATTAGTTGCTAAGTTATTAAATATATCAACTATTGCACTTCTACTTAAACCGCAATTAGCATAACTAACTTGAGATTTATGAGTTGTTATTAATGACTCTTTTAAACCATGAGCTTGATAAGCCATTCTATAAGAGTTTGGATATGCAACTATTGAACTTAAATCATAAGCCGGAATACTTATTAAACTATAGCACGATAAGTACATTTCCCTAACAGTAGTCAATGCTCCACTTAAAGGAAGTGCTTCTTGTAATAAATAACAACTCTGAAAAGTCCTCTGACAAGCAGTTATGCTATTAGTGTTATTAATAGTCGGAAGTGTAACCATTAGCCTATTACCAGCAAATGTTGCTTGAAGATTTGTAATGTTTGTAAAATCTAATGTAGGGTATTTTTCTAGTCTATTGCAACCATTAAACAGCTCAATTACATTTGTTGCTGAAGATGTAATATCTAACCAACTTGCATCCGTTATAGCCTTATTACCTTCAAACATAGATTCGAAGTTTGCTCCATTTGAGGTGTCTGTCCAACTTAAATCTAAATCAAATTTTAAGTAAGAATAACAATTCCTAAAGTTAGATACATTTGAAGTATCAAATGGTTTTATATGAGTTAATGAATAACAATGACCAAAAACATAGCCAATATTTGTAAGTTGCCCTACTGGTATGTTGTGGAATTTTACCGTTTGTAACGAAAAGGCTTGATAAAACATTTGGTCTATATTAGTAGCACTATCCAACGAAAAGTTAAACTCTCTGATACTTGTAGCTGAAAATGCTGCGTAAAAGTTTGTTACGTGGTTTAAGTTTGTAAATGGGACTTCCTGTAAGTTAGAACAACTTTTAAAGGTATATTGTAAACTCGTTACCGTACTTGGCAATGTCATTTTCGGTACTTTGTAAAGATTAGCACAATTATTAAACATGTATGTGATATCTGTAGCGCTAGATAAGTCGAATTGAGGAACTTCTATCAAGTTAGTACAACCATTAAACAAATTAGTGAGGTTTTGAATATTTGAAGTATCAAAAGAACCAACCTTAACTAAAGATGAGCAAGTGTTAAACATATGACTTACATTTGTTACATTATTTGTACCAATGTATTCAAACTCTTTAAGTCCTTTATAAAAACGTAAGGCACTTGATATATCTGTAAAATTAGTTCCAGCCATTTTAACTCTACAAACACCATGATTTACACTTCCATTATATGTTGTTCCAGTTGGAACATAAGGTGAAGTGTTTAAACTCCAAATAGTTAATTGTGAACCTGATTGAGCTGTAATAGTAACTACTACTTGTCTGAATCCTTGACTTGTTAATGAACTTGAAGGAGCATTTGCCCATAAAAATTCATGGTCTGCTTCTGTACCTGAAGAATGGTTTGTATTTGCTGTACCATCTCCCCAATCTACCGTATAATCACCAGCAAATTTTAATTGCATATAGTCCCCACCCTTTTCACCAACATTAACAAGTAGATATACTTTCTCATCTCCTTGAGATAATGCTGGTAAATCTGTCCAATCGCTTGGTCGTGTATATGTTGACCTATCAACTATACTCGGTGTTGATGTTATTCTTCCTTTATTTAATATAACAGCCATAGTTTTATCTTATTTATTATCCTCTAATTAATCTTATCCAAACATTATCATCTACCGCTGTAAACCAATAATTTCCATTGTAATGTGCTTGTCCTTGAAAAGTTCCAGATATTGAAGCTCCTGTATAGTTTCCGTTTACATCCCAATTAGTAGTTGTTTCTAATAAAGTTCTTGCTGTTCCTGCTGGTATATATGCTTCAACCATAGGAATTTCTCCTACCGTTCCAGCACCAGTTTGATTACCTAACATACAAGCTTGAGTTGTATCTTGCATTTTATCGTAAGTAACTTTATCAGTTCCAATAGTAACTACTCCTGTATTACTTATTGTAGTATCTCCACTCATTGCTACTGAAGTAGCAGCATTTGAAGCATCACCTACATATATTTGTCCATTATTTAAAGTTGGTGTACTACTACCACCTGATATATCGGTTCTATATTTGAATTCTCCTGTTGATGAATCAACAACCAAAACTCTTGAATCAGTTGTTGCACCAGCCGGAACATTTGATGCCCAATAGTTACCATTTGTTTTAACTTGTGCATTTGCTGTTGCCCCAGTAAATTGTGCAATATTACTAATTGCACCTGATGCCCCAACCATAGTAAATTGTATTTGGTCAGATGCACTTCTAGCTTTTAAACTAACATTATTATCAGTCAACTGAAACGATGCAGAAATTCCACTATAATATCCAGCAGAACCTAATTCTGGTTTTACTGTTGCACTTACATACAAAGAATCTACACTAATTGATGTTCTTTCATTAGCAAATGATGAACTATTTGAATGTGTATATTGAGTTAACTTGATTCCCGCTGTTGCATCGTAAGTTATTTCACCTTTTCTTGAAATGCCACTTTGACCATATATACCAAACGAACCTACACCAGAAAGTAAATTATTTAACATTAATTTACTAAATAGATATTGAGATTCTGTGTTTACTAATTTAATTCCGGCACCACCAGTTCCTCCCGGTCTAGTCATTTCAATTCTTCTATAATTATTTGTTGAATTATAGTATTGCCATCTTGTTCTTTCTTGTGCTTCTAAACCGTCTTGGTCATAAGTACCCAAATCAAATTCTCTTAATCCCGCTATTCCACCACCGGCTACACTAGAAAGGTCTGCATTATAATTCGAAAGATAAGGTCCACGATTTATATCAGTATGTGTCGGAGGTGATGTATTTTTGAAATTTGTACCTAAATAAATTCTTTTTTGAACACCTAAATTGTCTTGTGAATATGCATCTAAAGTAAAATGATTTCCTGTTACTCCGTTTATGTTTGTTTCAAATCCAGTTTTAAAATATCCATTAGCCGTTGCACCGGTTACTCCCGTTGCACCAACTACACTTATTGGTCCACCTTTAATTTGAATTCTATTAGGATTCGGTCCCGTTGCTCCGGAAATATTTGGGTCGTTAACAAAAATTGTTGAAGAACCAGCACTTGCTCCGGTTGCACCTTGAAAAGTTTGATTTACGACATTTTGCCAATTTTGAACACCTCCAGTTGCTCCGGTTACACCTTGAATTCCTTGTGAACCAGTTACTCCTGTTGAACCTATTGGTCCCGTAACTCCTATTAATCCTTGTGCTCCTGTTACTCCTATTGGCCCTGTTACACCAGTAAGACCGGTTGAACCTATTGGTCCTTGTAATCCTTGAATACCTTGTGCTCCAGTTGCACCAATTGAACCTACACTTCCTGTTGCCCCAGTTGAACCCTGTGGTCCTGTTGCACCTTTTTCTGAAATTGGAATCGGTGTTCCTATTCTTGATGGTGCCAAAGTACTATCAAAACTAAGAGTTAAGTTAACACTATTAGTGTCTGTTGTTACAGCATAAATATCTACATATAATCTATCGGTAGTAGATACTGCATAATCTAATGGATGTACAAGTTCTGCTGTTGTTTGTTGCGGAACAGTTGTGCCCGTTATAAAAGAACTATTTCCAGTTGCAATAATAGTTTTTGCCAATGCAGCTGTTATAATTCCTACTTCTATTTTAAAATTGTTTACCACTGCCGCATTACTTGTTTTACCAAATAATAATGCTTTAAAAATTCCAGATTGTAAAGTTGTTAAATTCAAATCACCGAATGATTTTGCATAAGCAAAACTTTTAATTAGAACTGGACTTAATGCAGCCGTTGTTGCAACCGTTATATCGGTAGTCGTTGCGGTTGAAGGATAATCTTCAAGTATATCAAAATAACCTGAAATTCCATTTGTTGATGTAATATCAAAATAATTTATACTCAATGATGATACGGGTCCTGTTGGTCCTGTTACTCCTGTTGGTCCTATCGGTCCTGTTGCTCCAATTCCACCATTTAAACCGTTTGCTCCTGTTGCTCCTGTTGCTCCTGTTGGTCCTACAACCGTAGAATCTGCTCCCGTTGGTCCTGTTGCTCCATCATTTCCTGGCAATCCATCGGCTCCTGTCGGTCCAATTGGCCCTTGTGCTCCTGTTGCTCCAACTCCAGGTCCTGTTGCACCTTGAATTCCTTGTTGTCCGGTTGACCCAGTTGCACCAGTGACTCCGGTTGCACCTTGTGGTCCTGTTGGACCTTGTAAAGAAGATGCATTTAATATCCAATCATTGTCAGCAGTTGTATTTGCACTTGGTGATAAATAAACCGGTGATGTTATAGTCATTTGTCCAGAAACCTCATCGTAATTTACAATTTTTGAAATTTGATATTGTGAAGTTGCTGATGTTTTTGCAATGTGTATATATCCATCTGGCATAAATGCCAATGTTTTATTATCTGCACTTATGTTTGGTCTTACTGTTATAATTATACTTCCGGTATTGTTTAATGCAAATGCTGTTGTACTAAAACCTCTCAATCCTTTTCCATCCGAACCTTGAATTCCTTGTATTCCTTGTGGTCCTTGAACAGTTGATGTTGCTCCGGTTGCACCTTGTGCTCCAGTTGCCCCAGTTGCTCCGGTCACACCAAATCCAGTTGCCCCAGTTGCACCTTGTGGACCTTGAACCGTTGATGCCGGTCCTTGAATACCTTGAATACCTTGAATACCTTGTGACCCTGTTGCACCAGTTGTTCCTGTTGCACCAGCAATCGTTGAGGTTGCTCCGGTTACACCAATCGGACCCGTTGTTCCTGTTGCACCTTGAATTCCTGTTGCTCCGGTTGCCCCTTGAACTCCTGGAACTCCTGAACCTCCAACACCAATTTTATCCCATTGAAGAGGGTTAAAAGTAGTTGATTGATGGTCATTTTTTGATTTGTAGAAATATGGTCCATTTCCGTCATCATATAATACAACCATATCTTGAGTATATGATGTACCTGATTTCCATTCGTTTGAATAACGAAAATTATTATCTAATTCGGTTTGTGTTAGTGGTCTATTCTTATCACCTCTAAAATTAATTTTATCGGACATATTTCAATTATAATTTTTTATAAGTCATTCTCTATCGAATCCGTTATTCTTGGTACACTATCAACATAATTTGAATCAACATAACAAGCATCAACATATGTACTAAGTCTTGTATTTGCTAATATCACATTTCTATCAAAATTAGATAACAAAGATTCTTCTAAGTACTTTATATATTTACTTTTATCAGAATCATAGAATTCGTTTCTATTGTAGTCAAATTTAGTTTTGTTTCTTTTGATAGGTTTTCTACTAGTTATATTGTAATAAAAATATTCTGAAAGGTAATTAGTAACACTATTTTCAAATTTAATATTTTCTATAAAACAATAATCACCAACGACACAATATCTATTAGGTTTTAAATTGTCTAAATTTGTTTTGTTATCTAGATATAAATCGTTAAGTGTTTTATATTTTTTGAAATAAGTTCCATTTCTTAACTTTTTAACAACTTTTAGATTGATATCTTTACAAATAAATCCATCTTTTTCTAAATTTATCAAAAAGTTGTAAATATTTTCTATTAGAGTTATATCTTGCACATGAAAACTTTTTTATTATTTAATCAAAAAGAAAAACCCTAGAGAATATCTAGGGTTTTTAAAAAACATTATTTTGTTATCATTGAATTATAGTTTGAAATTTCTTTTCTAATAGATTTGTTTCTATTTCATCTATTGCATATATACTACCTTTATCTTCTAATAGCATCCACGTTACTTTGTTTTCTCCATCAATAGATTTTTCTACCAATCTTATATAAGAATTACCTTCATCAAATATAGTATATCTTGTTATGTGTTCTGAGTTTTTTAGTATCATATCCAATCTAACTTTTTTTTGAATTCTCTTATTTTATTTGCGTCTAGTGACATAGAACTATCAAATATTCTTTCTTTATGTACGTTTCCTGAAACATTTTGGTCATGAAAAATATAAACATATAATTCAGGGTCAAAATAACTTAATAATTTATGTTCGTTGTATAATCTTTCTAAAACAGGGGTATCTTCTCCTTTTGACTTGTTTACATATTTAGGCATTGAATTCTTTTTACACAATAAAGAACCTTCCCAACCCATTTCTTGTCTTTCGAATGTCAATTTCAATTCTTGATATTTATTAGAATAAATTAGAATAGAACGCAAAGTGCAAGCATCAATTTTTTCTTTCAAACAAAACTTTAATTGATTTTTTATTCTTTTTTCATCATAATAATCATCATCATCCCAAATACAAATCCAATCACCTTGTGATTTTGAAATTGCAAAGTTTCTGATTGCGCCTAAATATAATCCTTCTTGTTCAACGAATTTATAAAAATAAATATTATTGTCAATAAAAGAATTTCTATTTTCTTTCAAATAAGATTCAGTTTCCTTATCACTACTATAATAAACAATAATTAACTCTTTATCTTTGTGTGTTTGTTCATTAAAATATTTGATACACTTTTTTAAGTGAGGTACCCTATTTCTTGTAACTGTTATGCAACTAACTTTATTCATATTGAACTAAAATCTGTTTTATCTAAATTGTTTTCTGTTTTATATGCATTCCAATAGTGAATGCAAAAGGATTCGGTTGGAATTTCATCTGGTATTCTGAATGTTCCTTTAAATGGATGATATGGGGCTGTTTCTAACGGTTCCAGTAATTTATAATTATTATTTTCTTGTTTAAATGAACCATCTTTAGAATTTTTAACCGAATATTTACCAAAGGTTTTAATAATAGACAATTCTAACGGTTCAGGTGCAACCCATTTTTTCCAAATAAATTCATTGTCGTTGTAGTTTTTATAAAATTCGATTAGGTTTTTCATAAATCTATTTCCTTTAGATGACATCATAAAATAGTTGGAAAGTTTAAATTCAGAAACTTTAGGTAGAACTAAATTTTTACTAAAATATTCAATAGGAATTTTTTTAATTGGTAAAACATCAGTATCTATGTAAATACCACCATACTTATATAAAACATTTGTTCTTATCCAATCAGAATAGTATGCATATTCTTTTAAGTCTAAAACAGTTTTAGAAAACTTATTTTCCCCAAATTCATTAGACGTCCATAATTTATATTCAAAGTCTGGATATAGTTCTTTCCACTTTTCTATCCATTCTAATTGATGGTCTGGAATAGGTTTATCACCTATCCAGACCTGATGTATAATTTTTGGTATCATTAAAATAACTTTTTATAATCATTAAAATCTGCTTTTCCTATATTGTTATTGATTGAACCTATTACATACGAACTAATTTCAGTTTCTTGCGGTGCAACTTGAATTGCTTTTGAATCTGTCCAATTCTTAATCCACGGAATAGGATTCTTTGTTCTTTCAAAGATTGGTTCTAAACCGATTATTTTCATTCTTTGATTAGTCAAGAACATCATATACTTTTTAAGAATTTCAGAATTCAATCCTATCATTTCACCATCTTTGAATAAGTAATTTGCCCATTCGATTTCTTCTTGTGCTGCATCTTTATACATTTGTATAACAGTTTCTTCACATTCTTCTACTATATGTTGAAATCCTTCACTTGGTTCGTTTCTTAACTTTTTAATGACAGATTGAGTAAATCCTAAATGTAGATTTTCATCTCTTTGAATTAATTGAATAATCTTAGCATTCCCTTCCATCAATTTTCTTTCTGCAAATCCATATGCACAAGCAAAAGAAACATAAAATCTAATTCCTTCTAAAATATTTATTGATACTAATGTTAGATAAAATTGTTTTTTGATTTCATCTTCTGTTGCATCTTTGTCTGCAGTTTTTTCTATCAATTCATCGTAGTACTTAGTTACGGAAGATGCTCTTTTTAAAATTTCTTCATCATTCAATATTTCATCAAATACTTCACTTGGTTTGCTGAAAAGATTCATAATAATCCAACTGTAACTATAACTATGAATTGTTTCTTGAAATTCCCATGCTTTACCGAATGCTTCTATTTCTGGATTAGATGCATAATCAATAATATTGTGAATACCTCTACCTTGTACAGAATCTAAAAGAATTTGATATGAAAGATTTTTAACAAATATATGTTTCTGAGCATCTGACATTTTATTCCAATCAGAAGTTTCGTTATCTAAGGAAACCTCTTCCGGTCTCCAAAAGAAACTTAATTGTTGTTTAAAAAATTCAAGATTAGATTTGTATCTTGTTTTATCATATCTTTGTAAATTCAATCCTTTTCCAAAAAACATAGGTTCTTTAGTATGGTCAATGTTAAGTTTGTTAATAACTGATTTTACGTATTCTTTTGTGTCTTCTATCATAGTAATTTATTTCTTTAGTAATTAAATGTTTTTGTATTTGTAAATATTTTATAATTTGAATAATTATTTTATGGTGTTTCTATTTTTATTATATCTGAACATAGAACGTGTTTGGCGTCACCACTTGTTAATTTTATTAGGTAATAATCTACACTATATTTTGTTTTTACTGATTTTAGACCTCCTATGTCGTTTATTGCAATTTCTCTAAAAGATGAAACTGTTCCTGTATATTTTTCAACGATTTCACCTTCTATAATAATTTCGGATGTTCCTAATCTATCGTATATTGTTAATTTCTTTGTAGTTCCTACCATAATATATTTAATGTAAAAAAAAGAGAACCGTAGCGACACTGTTCTCTTTAAACACCTACCGAAGCAAGTAACTTTTACGGTCCTAAACGTAAAAATATTTTAATCTTATTCTATTGTACCAGATAACTGAATACTAGATTTTAATTTTTTCCAATTCGTTATATCATTAGACATAACCGGTTTACCACCTTTATCAACATTTACAGCAATAGTTACATGTGGTATATCTTTGTCAGAATAATAACCTTCAACTTTTACAGCAATTGCCATATCCGATATTCCGATTTCTGTTGCTTTGATAACTTTAGTTTTACCAATATCACCTTGTAGGTTTTGAGGCAAACCTTTATTTAAACTTATGGTCATATGGTGTGCAAATATTTTCCAGTCTTTTGGAATATATTCTTTTGTTTCTTTTATCAATTTTTCGTGTGAATCTTTGTCTAATGTTAGACCAACAAATCGAGTACCTTTTTTCTCATTCAAAAATTCGTTTAGTCTTTTCATATTACATTTCAAGTGTTGTCAGTAATCTAAAAAGTTCATCTATATCTTTTGATTCTATTGCTTTTTTTAGTTTCATTTTATATGGATGAGACTTTGTAGTTTGACTTTTTTTTCTATTGATTCTATCAATTTTAGATTGTGCTAGTACAATAAGAGTGCTTATATCTAGTTTTGATGTTGTTTGTTCATTCAAAAATTCATTTATTCTTTTCATAACTTATTTATTTTTCACAATCTTCGCAAGCTTCACAGTCACAATCACAATCAACAGTTTTAAAACTACTAATTAATCTTTGAACACCAAATCCAAGTGCAATTCCAAAAGGAAACCAATTTCCATAAAATGCAAATCCAGCCGCAACTGCAAATGCAAAAATCGAGTTGAACCAACCCGAATTAACTACTTTTTTAATCTTATTCATATCTATTATTTATTTTTAAAGAATTTTTCATAGGTAGATTTAACAAATTCTTCATATACATCTTCAAACATATATTCATCATATCCTCTATTATTAAAATCATCTGAAGTTAAATTAAATCTATTAGGTGTAATTTCACCAGCATCATCTGATATCCATTGTTTAATATCCTCTTCTGATATATTTTCTTCACCCTTGTCATCTATTGCTTCTTTTACCCACTTTACGATTTGTGATTGTTTAGAGTATAAAAATTTTTTTAATTCTTTCGGTGTTCCGATATCTCTTTTTTTCCCTTCGTTTACAAATTCATTTAAGTTTTTCATATACTATTTAACTATCTCATTATACATTTGAGTTGCCAATTGAGCAATTTCTGATTTAAAGGCCACTTTCATATCTTGAGGTAAATGACCGGCAAATTTCTCAACAACACTGTGAGCTTTGATTCCCATAATTATACCTTCTGCTTTTTCCTTTGATTCGGAAACTGCAATTCCAACATAACCTTTCTTTACTAAACTTTGAATTTTAGTTTTAGTTCCTTTAACTGCAAAGAAATCTCCATCTTTTGATAATACACAATATGCCATAGTAGTAAGTTTTAAGTTTAGTTATTTTTTAAGTTTTTGATAGTAAAGTTTCAAGTTTAGGTAGCGTTCTCCTTCTTTGTAATGCCAGGATTCTTTGACCCAGTTTTCTTTTTCTAATGGGTCATAACCTATGATAAATTTGTAATCTTTTTCACTTACAAATTCTTTAGTATTAACTAAATTTTCATACCTTTGATATTCTTTTAAGTTTTCGTAATCTAGTTCTGTCATTTTGTAGTATTAAAGTTAAACAATAAGTTGATAACCTCATCAACAATTACAATGTACGAATATTATTTGACATTTGCAACTTTTAGAGCAATTATCTTTAATCTATTTTTACTACTTTTTCGCCTTGCAAAAAGTTGTTTTTTATTCCTTTAGTACATTTTTTATAAATCTTAATATCCTTAACAAGTAAAATTTCTATATTTCTTTCTTTAATTATATCCTTATCTTTGTTTTCATAATAAACATTTATGTCATCACAGAAATCAATTCTATTGAAAAATTTATTTTTATCCGATACCCATCCTACTCTTGCTTCTTTGTAAAAGAATCCTTTTCCTTCTAAAACCAAGTCCATTATGCTTTTGTTATCATATTCTGAAGCATTACTAACACTTGGCCATATTCCGGTATATCCATTTGTAGCACCGTTAGATTCAAATTGGAAAAAACTTGCATCAATGTAATAGTTAACTCTTTTATGAGTAGGTTTTACAACTTCTGCTTTAGTAAAAGAATATTTTACTTGATTGTAATGTTTACTTTTTAACCAGGCATTAAGTTTATCGTAGTGTTTTTTTGTTGCTGTTTCTATGTTTTTTTGTATAGAATGGTCTTTATTAAGTTCTACCCAGATTTTAGGAATCCAAGTGTTCAACTTTACTATCACTTCTTTTACACCTTTATATGTATCGAACTCTATCAAAAAAGCTTTTTCTGTTTCTCTAATAACTGTATAATCCATATATCTTGTTTTTATCTTTGTTGATAACCTCACCAACAATTACAATATACGCATAAATATTGACAATTGCAACTTTTTAGGCATAAGAAAACCGATAAATCAAAGAAATATCGGTTCTCATTTTAACTTTTTTAAGTTACATTTTTTTAATGTTCTTGATAGATTGTGTTGCCCACTTTTGAACCTTTATATTCAAGTCATCGAATGATTCACCAAAAGGATAATCTTTTTCTATTGTATCTTCATATGGACTATCACCATAAGCATCTGTGATATCAATTGCAAGGTCTTTGAAAGCTTTTGCCAAGTTACCTATAAGTTTGATAGCTTCAGCAGCTTCTTTTGATGCTTCGTTTAGTTTTCCTTCGTTTATTTCCTTTATCGTTTTCATTTTTGATATTTATTTTATTTAATCAGCATAATTTGTTTGGGTTCAAACGCAACATACTCTGCTTTATACATTTGTTTTCCTACTTGAATACCATCGAAACCTTTTCCTTTTACCATATTTGTCCACTTTTCAAGTTCTTTATCCGTTTGTCTGCCAGGTAGTTGTCTACTGAACCAATCACTATCTCTTATTAGTGGATTTTGTATTGATAGATAACAACTAAGAACAACTGGTTTTCCTTTTCCTTGTATTTCTACAGATTGTTTTGCGTATTCCAATGCAAGTAGTCTATCAGGTGTAAAATAGAAACCTTTACCATACATTCCCCAATCAGTTTTTCCAAAATCATTATAACTGAAAGTATTAAAATGTACATTTGTTCCGTGATATACAATCAACGGTTTACCATCGTGGTCTAGCACTTTAGAATCCTTGAACCATTCGAAAAAAGTTTTATCTAATTTTGAACCCTCGTTTAGATATTCGTCTAATCCTCTCATTCATTACTTTAATTTATTTAATCAAGACTATATAAATCTTTAATTTTCTTATGTTTAAATTTAGCACCTAAGTCTGTTTGCATAGATGGTTTATAAGTTGCATCTTTGTGATAGTCTTTAAGGTATTGCATCATTCTTGAACCGAAACCTTTTCTTCTATATTTAGGAACAACAACAATATCACTTACGGTCAATTCTTTTTCGAAAATAACATACTCTACCATACCTACAATATCTCCGTTAATATACATACCTAACTCATAGTTATTTTGACCTCCGTAAGAATCTAAATGTTCAACTCTGTATTCAATCTTAGGTTTAGATTCGTTTAAATATTCTTCTAATCCTTTCATTCGTTACTTTAATTTTCTGTAAACTACATCAGCTTCACCGTACTTTGCTCTGAAAGAACCGTCTTCATCATACTGTGGGTCAAATTTATCCCTGTCGTATTCAACGAAACCTAAACTAGAATAAAAATTATCTAAATAACCAGAAAAATGGTCTAAGTAAACACCTCCGTTTTTTATTGCAGCTTTCATTAAATCTTTTCCTATACCTTTAACATTAGGTTCATTATTGTGAACAGCAACAATTTCTTGATGTTTGCCATCTTTCTTTTTTAATGCAAATCCAATGTTGTATCCTTTAAGCTTAAAAAGTTTCATTTTCTTTAACTCTTTAGTATCATAATCGGTTAACATTTCTTGATGTTTAGATTTACTTAAAGATTTTTTAAATTCTGCGGGATTAGTATCAAATTCATCGTTTTGAATTAATTCTAAAACTTCTGGGTCTGCCTTACCTTCATCTAAACTAAAAAAGCTTTCCATAATTGTATGAAGAGCCATTTTATTTTTGTATTCGTTGTATTCTTTTAATTCGTTTATTGTTTTCATTAATCAAATATTTTTTTCATTACATTATTTAATTCTAACAATTTCTTGTAATCAACTTTGTCATTTTCGATAAACAATTTTCTATTAACTTCAATCATTATACTATGAACATTTTTATCTTTTTTATAACATTTCAAAGGTACAATAGTTCCACCATAAGGATTGTTTATTTTAACATTATATCCTAAATTTTCAAAATATATCCTTACTTGGTCAGATAACCATTTTGGTGTATGAAAATCATCTGTACCTAAACAAATATCTGGTCTATTAGGTTCTTTAATCAAATCGGTTTCAAATGGGGTATCACTAAAAGAATGACAATCAATTATAGTTGCAAATCCACGTTTGTATATTTTATCAAACACTTCATTTTCAAGTACAGTATGATGTCTATCATAAAAATACTTAACATTATCTTTGAATTTTTTTTCATTTCTTAAATCTCTACCATCATCTGTTTTTGTATAATAGAAACCTCTACCAAATTGAAACATTTCTTCTTGTTCGTCAGGTAATCTTTCTACATCACAATAAATTCTATTATATTTGAATTTGTGTTGTGTAATATCACTTCCTAAATCGAATATAACATCTGTTCCAATATCAGTCAATTTTAAGATTTCATCATTTATTTCTTCATCGTTCAATAAAAATTCACTTCTATCAGGAATAGACACACTTGCGTGTGGAATGTGCATAATTAAAGTTTCTTTGAATTCATCTTTGAATAAATCGTTACCAAGTATTGTATTATTTTTTATATCGCTCATAGTATTACTTTCTACAAATTAAAGGTAAAAAACCTAAGAAATATTTTAAAAACATAAAAAAACCCTACCAAGTAAATGATAGGGTTCAATGATTTGTTTTTGTTTACAGTGTACAAGCTCCACCATCACAACCACTTTCCATCGGGTCGTCTTCTTTTGGTAAATCTTTTAAAGTTTCATTTAATTGATTAGTGAAATCTTCAGTTTTATTATCAAAAGTATTTGCATAATATACTTGTTTTCCACCATAAGCATAAAATCTAAGTAAGTCATCCGCTAAAACATCCATAGGAACTCTACCATCTTCCCAATCCTGTGGGTCATAATAATGATTACAACTTAATGCTTGGTCAGTCCATTTTTGAATAATTGAATGAATATTTATAATACCTTCGTTAGTTTCCATATCAAATGCATAAGTATATTTGTTCTTGTACTTTGAATATCCTGGAATAACCATCTTGATTGCACCGGCTTTACTTGTTTTAACTTGAATAGGTGTTCTTGGTGGTTCAAATCCGTTTGTACTATTAGAAATTACAGAAGAACTTTCTACTGGCATATATGCATTCAATGTACTATGTCGCATTCCGTGTTCTTCAATACTTTCTCTTAACGATTCCCAATCTAAATCATAATTTCTCTTTACAAGTTTATCTACATTTTTATTGTAATTATCAATTATTAATTCACCTTTTGCAAATCTTGTTTTATGATAGTAATCACAAACTCCTTTTTCCTTTGCCATTTCATTACTTGCTTTTATGCAATAGTAAGTAAAGTGTTCGAATAGTCTATCAATTTCTCCTAATGCATTCGGGTCTTCATAATCAAAACCTTTCTTTGCCATCCAATATGCAAAGTTAGTAACACCAATTCCTATACTTCTACGTTTTAACATTTTTAGTGCTGCAAACATAGGGTATTCTTGTTTATCAATAACCCATTCTAATGTATCAACAATATTTTTAGTAACTCTTTCTAATTCTTTATAATCTCTAATTTTACCTAAGTTTACAGCTGCAAGTGTACATAATGCAATTTCAGCTGGTTTATTACCATAAACTAATTCAGCTTTTATTTTAATGTAATCTCTTAATGATGCATCTTCTTTTACATAAGATAAATGTAAATCATCCCTTCCTGTTGATTTGTGAATAATTTCATTTTCAGAACCAAAAGATTGTCCGGTAATATAAACATCATTTGTTTTTAACCAGGTTTCTAATTCTTCTCTTTTGTTAGCATCAACAATTAAGTATCTATCAACTAATCTACCATCATCTTCGTGATTTAGTGGACTTGTAGGTAAATTAATTTCTTGGCATAAATTACTCATTGTAATTCTATTGCCATTTTCTGTATCAAAAGTAGTATGTGAATTAGCATTGTCTATATTCATAATATAGATTCTTCCTGTTTCGAATCGCTCTTGAATAATATCACCTATCAATTCTCTAGCACTAACATACTCACAAGGAATTTCGGGGTCTAATTCATATTTCTTATACAAGTCATCAAACCTTTCAAGACCGAAATTGTCATACAAATCCGGAACATCATTAGGAGAAAATAAACTAATCAAATCATTTTCAACAAAACGTTGCCAAAATATCTTAGAAAATTGAATACTATAATCTAATTTTCTAACTCTTTTTTCATCTGAACCTTTGTTGTTTTTTAAAACAATAATATCTTTTATTTGTTTATGCCAAATTGGAATATGAGCAGTTCCACCACCACCTCGTAGTCCATTTTGATGAACGGCCTTTGTGTTAGTTTCGAATGTTTTTAAGAAAGGAATTAATCCTGTATGAACAACATCACCATTTCTAATTTCATCTCCTACTGCTCTAATTCTACCAACATTCATACCAATTCCAGCACGTTTTGCTGTATAACTTACAATTGCATTAGAAGTCGAATTGATTGATTTAATCGAATCATCACATTCGATGAGAGTACACGAACTATATTGTGTCGTATTCGTTCTAATCCCAGATACAACCGGTGTTGACAATGAAATATAAAATTCTGAATAATCATTATATTTTGATTTGATATCTTGAAATCTTTTCTTTTTATCTTGAATACCAGCCGAAACACACATCGCAATTGCGATATACATAAATTGAGGGGTTTCGAATATTTCATCTGTTTTTCTATTTTTTATCAAGTACTTATCAGACATTTGTCTTATACTTGCATAGGTATAATCCCAATCTTTTTTGTGATTTAATATTTTATTACCTATGTCTTGAATTTCTTCTTTAGTATAATTTTCTAAAATTTCTTTTGTATACCAATTTCTACCTATCATACTTTTTAAATGGTCATACAAAGTAGGTAGGTATTTAAACGTATTGAAAACTTTCTTTCTCAAATACATATTGTAAAGTTTACCTGCTACTAAATCGTAGTTAGGTGTTTCTTCACTAATCAAATCAACACAAGAACTTATAAGAACTTGTTGAATATCCGAACTCTTTATATCATCGTAAAATTGTAGATTGGCATTCATAGCAATTTCCGATGCACTAACATCTGAAATATTAGCAGTTGCCCAAAGTAGAACTTTGTTTATCTTTTCGATATTAAGAGGTTCTTTCGAACCATCTCTTTTAATAATCATTATATTATCCATTAGCAAGTATTATTTTTTGTATCAATTGAACAACAACATCTGGTGTAGTATCGTATTTCAATCGCAATTCATCTAAAAACTTTAACTCTTTAGTCCTAAGTTTTTCCATAGTTTTCAATTCTTCTTGAATTTTTGTTTGAAGAATTGTTAATTCATCTTTATACCCTGATACCTTGTTCGCCCGTTTCTTGTAGTTTTTTGCAAAATCTAAAACTTTCTGTTCATCTTCTTTACTAATCATATTATCTAAATGTTTTAAATGCTATTTCTATTTCTTTATTCATATCAATACATTCTATGAATACATCTTTTTTTCTTTTATACTTTTCATTTGCAGTATGAATTATCCATTTCTCCCCTCGTTCAAATCCTGTTATATCACAAGCCATTTTTTGATAACCAGATAGTTGTGCAGAATACTTTGAAAAGTTACAATCTTTGAACTTTCTAAATGGACCACTCATAATCTTATCCATAAAAGAAGTTTTTTCTATTTTTCTGTTTGTTTTGTAATCTAAAATATGAACAACTCCTTTATCGAAAATAGGTAAATCAATAAGACCGCATAGTTGACTTTCGTGGTCCCAGACCATAATTTCTGGTATTACACAAACATCATCTTTAGTAACATCTAATATTGTTTTATTCATATATGGATAGTATTTACCCTTCCAAGTAATTCCATTTTCTATAACATCTTTTTCTCTTTTATCGTGCTCAATTGAACCTTCATTCGTAGAGTTTGCCCAATCAGCTAAAATGTTTTCTTTTTCTTTTACTATTTTTGCACCTAATGTTGAATTTGATTCACAAATCTTTTCATAAAATAAATGCACCTTAGACCAAGCCGTAAAATTACTTTCGTTTAATTTTGATACAATAATCTTTTTTAAGTCTTTTAACTTTTGTTCAGGTAAACAATTTTTGATTGCTTTATATTTAGCTGTTTCATCAGCATTAAACGGAGCACAATAATCTTTAAGAAAAGTTGTCATTCCGGTATATTTTACACCATCAGCATTGTAATATGCATGTTCATTTTCGTAGAATACTAGTCCTCCTCGCTCTCGCAAGTCTAAGTCCCTGTTGGGTAATGCGTTACTCATTATTTTATTTTTTTAGTAAAGTGATTGCAGAATTTAAAAAATTCTTGCATTGATTTATCAGTACTCAAAGATGCATAAACTTTTTTGTTTTTAGCATTTTTCTTTGATTCTGTTACAAAGATATTGTACTTTCTATTTTTCTTAATCATTTTTATTTCAACACCTTCGTTTGTAAGAAATTCTATTATACTTTCTTCTTTCTTTTCTTTATTTTTCATTTGCAAATTCCTTTTTAGATTTATCTATTGTTGATGAAATTGTTTCCATAAAATTTTCTATGTCTAATTGCATTTTATCTATCATAACAATATTGTCATCATTTTTTATCAAATTAAACATTTCTATCATAGTAGTAAGTTTAGTAACTAAAATTATATAATCTAGTTTTTCTTTCTTTACAGCCTCAATTAAATTTGTTTTTCCATCTTCTTCGAAAATTTGTATCTTGAAAGATATCTTTTCGATGGCTTCTGTTAGTGGTCTTTTAGAAACTACATTTTCTAAATATTCTTTTACTAGAGATTTTTTATTTTTGCTCAATTTAGTTAAGTTTTTTTGCTATACTTATTAAAGAATAAATACGGTTAGAATATTTTAAAGTACTTATTGATTTATTTAATTTAAGTAAATACTGTATGGGCAACAACTCACCTAGATTTATAGAAAAGTCATTCGTACCTACCTTTGGAGAAGAATTCAGTAACATTGCAACACCAGAGTTTGATTCTGAAATATGGACAACTGAACTGGTAGATGCTCTTATTGATAAGGTAGAAAATTACGGATTAGATTTAAACAAAGCAAAGAATCCTTTCTTTGATAAAAACCCAACTTTAAGAAAAGGTAGGGTTGCATTTCAAATGACTTTACAAGAAAAGGGTGAATTCAAAAGATGTAGAAAAGACATAATATATTTTGCAAATAAGTATGTACAATTAATGACACCTGAAGGAATAGGGCACATCACTTTGTATCCTTATCAAGAACAAATGTTATTGAACTACAAAAATGGTAAAAACAATATAGTAGTAGGTTCTAGGCAAATTGGTAAAACCGTAGTTGCTGGTATATTTTTAACTTGGTTTTTAATATTTCATCCTGACAAAAATATAATGTTAGCAGCCAACAAAGGAGATACAGCAAAAGAAATATTAGACAAAGTTAAGTCTATAATATCTTTCTTACCTTTTTGGTTGAAACCTGGATTGTTTTCTTGGAATATGTTTAGTATAATGACTGATGCAAATTCAAGAATACTAGCAACAACTACTACGGACAAAGCTGCAATTGGTTTTACTATTCATTTACTTTTCTTAGATGAATTTGCTCACGTTAGAGAAGGTATTCAAAGAAGTTTTTGGGATAACATTTATCCTGTAATGGCAGCCGACCCCAAATCTAAAATGATTATGACTAGTACACCAAACGGTTATGAATTATTTCAAGAATTATATCATAGTGCATCTGAATTACCTGAAGGTAAAAGTAACGGATTTATGCATATGAAAATCCCTTGGTGGGATGTTCCAGGAAGAGATGATAGTTGGGCAGACCAACAAAAAGCAATTCTTGGAGAAGATGCTTTCAATGAACAATTTGCTTGTGCCTTTCAAAGAAGTGATTTGCTATTACTTTCAGCAAAGGAATTGAATAGTATGAAAGGTAATGTTGAAGCATTTGTACATCACGAATTTGAACATTTAGATAAATATAATATATTATACGAAAATCTATTGTTTAGAAAAGATTATGATATTGAAAACCTTAAAAAAGATTCTTTGTTCTTTAGTATAGATTTAGCAGAAGGTGTTGGTAGAGATTATACTGTAATGCAAATTTTTAAATTAGCACCTAAGATTGAAAGAGATATCAAAGTATCCGACAATGAAGTGTTTCAATTAGAAAAACATTTTTACTTAGACCAAATAGGTATTTTTAGAGATAATCTAATAAGTATAGAAGATTTTGCAAAACTAACTTATAATTTACTATTTTCTGGAAAGTTTGTTAATATTGATAACATCAAAGTTGTTTTAGAATGGAATACATACGGTTCTTTCTTTGATGAAAAATTAAAACATTTGTATGGTGGTGATTTATATGATGATTCTGTTTACTTAAAAACTTTTCATAGAAAAGGTGCAAAAAGGAAAAGAATAGGATTGCGACAAGATAAAGTTACTAAACCAAGAAATTGTGCAGAAGTTAAAAACTTAATTTCAAATCAAATAATAGTAATACACGATAAATGGACTGTACAAGAATTCAACCATTTCAACAGAACCAAAAAAGGTTCATATGAAGCAAGTACGGGACACGATGATACGGTTATGACTTGTGTTAACATTGTTGAAATTTTCAGAGATTCGTTATACGTAGATATGGTTGCAGAATGTTTTGAAATTCAAGAATCAAATACTAAAATTCATATAAATTCGTTAATGAAAACCGGCAATTCCTTAGATAGTAGTACAGATTTTCTTGCAGAAAACTTTAATACAAAAGGAATGTCCGATGATGACTTTTCAGTAGGAACTGATTGGTTCTAATTTTATTACTTAAATAAATTTTTAAAATTAGGTGTTGCTACGGCTTGAAATTGTGGATTTGCTGTATAACTACCTTTATATCTTATTTCTATATTGATAATGGGCACATTATCAGAAGTAATAGTAAAAAATACTTTTGCAGCACTCGTGCCATCTTCCCATGCATTCTTTTTACCTTTGGTTTTTGACATCTCTAAATTAGAATTGAATATCTTACTTAGAACTTCTACAATGGAATTCAAATCTTTAGTATCCGAATCTTCAATAATAAGATTCTTACCATTAAAACGACCAATTCCTGTTGATAGATAAAAAGTAAATTCATCAGCATTCAACATTTTACTTAAATTAGTTCTAAATAATAATTCTAAGAATCTAGTTGTAAACTTTTCGGTATAACTAGGTAAATTTTCGCCAATATACTTAAAGAAATTATTGTCTTTAGATTTTATATAACCACCCATTTTCGCTTGGGAAATATCTGAAATCATTTTCTTTTTTTCTTTTACAGAAAATTTGTTTATTTGTAAATCTTTTATTTTATAATGTTTTTTAATTACATTATCAAAGAATATTTCTTTTTGTTGTTCAATTTTTGCAATAAATAAATCATCTAAAACATCTTTAAGTACCGATTTTTCTCCTGTGATTGGTTTATTTATTAGTGTTGGGTCAACATCTTGACTTTTACCTTTCTTTTTTAAAGAAATACCTAAAAATTTACCATCAATTCCTTCAATAACTATATCGGATGAATTGTAATCTCTAATATTTGAAACTTTTGGATTAAATTTTTCTATTCTTTTGTCCCAACTTTGACCCGTCCAAAAAACGGTTTTAGGTGTTGTAAGTTCTAATATACTATTTGAAGAACTTATTGCTGTTGCCAAGTCATTGTAATTTTTATCGTATTGTTCTAATAGTTTACCTTGTCCTGAAACACCTACAATAGTAACAAAATTTTCTTTTGCCTCTTTTATTATTTCATTAGCTTGCTCAATAGATAAATTATTAGGATATTTTTTACCTATCAAAACTAATGATGCCACCATTAATTCTTGTGTAGATGTACTTATTTTATTACCGTCTTTTCCGATGGAACCCAAACCGAACATAATATTTTTCTTACTGTAATTATTATCGGCAAACCATTTTGAAATTTCTTCTTCTAAATTTTTAGCTCTTATTTTCAAAAGACCACTTGAATTTGCAACCAACGGAATCTCATTAAAACCTAAACCCTTTATCAATGCTAGTAATTGTCTTACTATTTCTTTATCTGATTTTAATTTAATTCTATTCAAGTCAGATTCATCATTTATTGCTAAATTATATGCCTTGGATTCGTTGAGGTTTTCATATAAAAATTGTCTATAATCTTTCATTATCTAGGTACTTTTTTGATGTTATCTAATGCTTCTACAACTGACAATTCAACTAATCCTTTAGCCGTTTCGTCTTCTAGTATTGCCATATTATCCATCAATGGGGTTTTAAACTTTATAGTCTCTACGTTAGGAATATTTTTATCTACTACTTCACCATCTTCACTTACGTTAATAGATACAGAAGAACTAAATTCTATGCTTAATGCGTAAGTTTCATCTTTATAATCTGTTTCTATTAATGGAATTATCGTAAAAGAATTATATTCTTCATCTAATATTTTTTCAGAAACGTATTGTTTAGTTGAATTTTTAAATGCATCGACAAATGATTCATCTTCGAAAATTTTTATCAAACTTTCTTCATTAGAAGATTCTTCATCTTCTTCTGGTTCTTCTTTCGATTCTTTTTCTTCAGTTTCTTCAGTTTCTTCAGTTTCAACATCAACGTCTTCAGTTTCTTTTTCTTCCTCTTCTTCGTTTATTTGTTGTTCTAGTATTCGTTTATAAAATTCTTTGTAACCTTTCATATCTATTGATTCATTTTAATATTTAATACTTATTTTTAAATATACACAAAAATTCTTAGAAAAACAAGTCCTAAGAATTTTTATTTAAAAATTAGCGTTTCTATCTTGCTGTTGCTTTATTTCTTCTGGGTCTTCTTTAGATGCCCATATTGTACTTCTTGCTGTACTTTGTTCTTCATAAGAGCAATTTATAAATTGATTACCGAATTTCATTTTGCAATAATCATCCAATTCTTTTCTTTGCTCTGGACTCATATCACTATATGCTGCAATTTTGTCTGTATCCTCTGAACCATAATTATTTTGAAACATGGTACTTTCTGTTAAAAATGTTCTATAATTCTTCATCTTTATTTTCTTTTTTGTTCTTTTTACCTAATCCTTCAACTAATGTTCCAGCTCCTAATAATCCAGCCCCTGTTATAATTATAAATTGTATTAAAGATTCAGCATTTGAATCTGAATAACCATCAAAAGATTTATATACATAATAAGTTGCCGCAAGAAGAGACCACTTTATCATTAGTATTCCACTAATTCGTTTGCTACTTACATTAGAATCTTTGTGAAAGGCTCCTGTGTACCAATTGAAAAATCTTTTAAATATGTTTTCTTTATCTTTTGACAATGTTATTTATTTATTTTTGAATAGGATTACCTTTATTGGGCCCATGTTTATGCATATAACTAGAAGTTCCTGTTTTAAGTTTTCTTAATAAACTTTTACGTTCTCTATCCAAAGGAATTATTTTACCTTCTTTTTTTCCTTTTTTGATATCATCAATTTCTTTTTCTAATTCTTTAAGTCTGTCAGATTCCTCTTGGCCTAAACTTTCTATTTTTTCAAGAAAATTAATTTTAGCACTTTCGATTGTACCCGTTATTTTAGAATTTCTATCTCTAATTTTTACCCTATCATCAGAATCTGGGTCAGATAGTACATCATAAACCTTTGCCGCTTCAGCTTTACTATCGGCATATCCTTTTTTCCATTTTACTACATCACCAGTTTGGATATTTGATTTCTTTTCGTTTAAAAATTCGTTTAATCCTTTTATAGTTCTATTTGATTTTTGTTCTTTTACATAAGGAAACATTGCATCTATTTTACCTCCGTTTAAATCGGATGCAATTTTAGCTACTTGCTCAGGTTCAATTTTTGGCATATCTTTTCTTGCCGGTGCTCCTGCTGGTAGTTTCTTAGATTGAATTGCTTTCAGTCTTTTTTCAACTAAATCTTTTCCTAAAGTTTCATACCAAGCAATTGAAGCATCTTTATTGTAATATTTCGGATTCATATTTTTACCTGTATAAACAGCATCTTCGATATCTTGAATAGTTGCTTTGTAAATATTAGTATCACCACCTTTAGGTTCTACACCTCTTTCGTTTCCTAATGCATCACCAGCTTTTCTTAAAACAGGAACTAAATCTCCTATTGTTAAGTTAGATTGCATACCTTGTACTTTTGCATTTGGATTTCCAAACATAGTTGCAGCCCATCTATGATGACCATCTAAAATATAATTATCTCTAGATACCATTGCATTCAAATCACCACCAACTATATTGTTGATTGCCATATCTAATGCCTTACTTAAATAAATTGCATCTTGACTAGGTTTCAATGCTTTTGCTGGAATACTAAATCTTTTAGTTTCAATTACATCATCGTTGAAATCACCATCTTTTTTACCTTTTTTGAAAAAATTATCATCTTTCATTGGGCCATCGTTTGAAAACTTACTTGGGTCAATTTCTTTTGTTTTCAAGTCTTCGAAAATTTCTGAATAAGAAAATACTTCACCGCCATATTCTTTGGCAGCCTTTTCTGCAGACTTTTCATCTTGAAAAGGATAAGATATTTGTTTGTTAGGTGTAAATGATACTTTGCCCATTTTCCAACCAACTGTAAGAAATTTTCCATCTTTTTTGACACGGAAAGTATCTTTATAACTTTTTTCGTTTAAAAATTCGTTGAATGGTTTCATAATATTATTTTCTTTTTCCTGCTATTGTTGTTCCTGTTTTTGGATTGTCGTAATCTCTTAATGTTATTTTCCATGACCGAACTTGACCTAATGGGACACCTAATTCTTTAGATTTTCTTCTCATTTCTCTTTTGAAAACCTTAAAAACTTTGTCTGCAAGTGGTCTTGCTTTTCCATCTTTTCCAAATAGTTCTTCAGTTGTTTCTCGTACAACTTTTGCACTATTTTTCATTTTTTTAGTTTGTTTAATTCGTCTTTCGTTTAAATCTTCTTCGATATCTTCATCATCAATATCATCTTCATCAGGAATATCTAAATCGACTGTAATTTCGATTTCGTTTTCATCGTCTTCCTTTTCATCAGATTCATATAAAAATTCGTTTAAAGATTTCATAATTATATTTTATTTTTAATAATGTAAATGTTTATTATCTGGTTGTAACCTAGCCAATTCGTCTTTATCTATCTCATTATCTTGTAAGAAATCTAAAAAGACTTCTGTATTAACATATCCAACTCCTAAATAAACATCATCATCACTATCATCAGTTCCACCTTGTTTAGAAATTGCTATTTTAGAAACATCTATTTCTTCAATTGCTCTTCTAATAGAATATTGCTCATAATTTACGTAATATACTATATCTTTCACAACGAAAAATCCATATTTAACATGAACATTAACATCTTGACCATCGAAAGTCTTGATTCTTTTTTCTGCAGCTTTTGCCGTTTTAGAAACACGAGGCATAATACTTTTCAAAATACTAAGTGATAATTTTTTTCCGTTTTTCCTTAAATTATTTGCGGAATCAAAATCCTCAGCAGTAAACTCTAAAAGTTTTTCTAATTTTTCTTCGTCTAAAAATTCGTTTAATGATTTCATAACTTATTTATTTTTTATAATATATTTAATCGTTGTCCGGGTCTTCTATATTATCATCTTCTTCTGTATCTAAATCTTGTAATAGTGCCTTTGCATTTGTATAAACTTTTGTTTCTTTATCCCCTGAAATATCAATACTATTGTCTAGTACTTGTGCTTGAGGTAATTCTCCTTGCATACGTCTAAATTCTTCTTGCATCGAAATAACGTGCAATTGAACATTCTTTAACATATCAATAATATTTCCTTGCAATTGACCCGCAACTTCAAACAATCTTGGATTCATATCTCCAGCATCAATTCCGTTGACAATCTTATCAACCATATGTTCTGCAATTTTTATTTGTCTAAAAAGAGTTTTGATATTAGATGTAGTTACTGCAGCTTTGGCTTGCATAAATTCATTTTGAGATAGAATTTTTGCATCGAAATAAAGTTTCATACAAGAAAGAACAATTTTCTGTGCTTTCATTTTTGTTTTGTTGTCAACTTCTGCAATGTTTAAAGGTTCTATTGGGTCTATTTCTAATGCTGGAAATCCTACACCAGAATCTTGGTCGTTAATCAAACCAGCAATTTCATCTTTTAAATAATCTTTGTCTTTATCTTTCATAATAAATAGTATCTGTACTATTTAATATACAAAAAAGAGACCATAAGTCCCTTTAATTTGATAATCAGTATTTTACTTATTTTTCAAATGTCATTAATAGTGTCCAAATCGTAAATGAACCTACAATATACAAAGAAATAAAATCAACATCTTCTAATTTACTAAAGAAATTAGTCATTATTGATATCATTGCAAGTGCAGAAATTATCAATTGCATTAAACGTTTGGTAAATATTTTTAATGTAGTCATAATTTTATTTTTAGTTAATACTCAATCCTACTACAATTCTTCTTGCTACTCTTAAAGTTTTGTAAAGACCGTGTTTTACGATTTCTACATTTGAAGCAGAAGTTTGAATTGTTTCTCCAGTCTCGTTGATTCCGATTAAAGTTTCTGAAACAACTCTTCCGAATCTTTTAAACTTTTTGATTTCTTCGATTTTGAAAGTTTCACCTTTGAACTTTCTTACTCTTGGATTAGTAACTTTAACAACATCACCTTCTTCAAGGTCGAAACTTCCTAATCTTCTTGGAACTTCGTTGACTGCATATTCAGTTGCCAACTTTTCGTATTTTTCTACTTCTTTAAGGTCAGACCTTACATCATCGTATTCATGTGCAAAATCTACTGAACCAGCAAATCTGGTTGAACCCCAAACGTGCTTGATAACTTTTTTTTCTTTGGTATCTACCAACATCGTGTAGAAATCGGAATCGTGATAGTAGTTATTTTCTCCTTCGTAGTATGCAATGTATCTTTTCATTTTTTAGTATTTTATAGTTAAACAACTCTTTCTCCCCGAACCAACAATAACAAGATACGGAAACGATTCCATAGTTTTGCCATAGAACCGCCATATTTGTTCTTATTTTAACTTAAAGTAAATTCTCTAGTTTGAATTGCTCTTCTTGGTAACTTGTAAGAAACTCCATCAGAAACTTTCGTTGCTATTATAGGAAACTTAGGACTTCTTGGTTTAAAACCAGTAAGTTCAAATTCACTTCCGTTGAAAGAAAACTTTTTCTTGAAATCTTTAGATTCTAAACCGAACCTTTTACAAAAGTTACCAAATTCAACTTCTGCACCACTGATTCTTTTACCAGTACTTGTTATCGTTTTTGTTACCTTTAGTTTAGAAGTGAAAGATTGGTCGGTATAAGATATGTTACCTATTCCTATTTCAACTTTGTATTGCTTTTCAAGTTTAGCAACTGCACTAGCAAAATCTTCTCTGAAACTGTTTAATTCTGTTCTTGTAAATGCCATTTTTAGTAATTTTAAAAGTTAAACAATAAGTTGATGACCTCATCAACAATTACAATATACGCAATGCTTTTTACAATTGCAACTTTTAAGACAACTATTTTTAACTTTTTAAGTTTTTATCTTGACCTCTTTTTCGAACTTCGTCTGCCATATCTTTATCAGCTTTTCCCCAAGTTCCACTACCTTTAGTTAAAAAAGAATTTACTCTTGCATATCCCCACTGTTGTTGACTTGCACCAGGTCTGTGGCCAGTTTTCCAAGCAGCCAATCCTCTTTTCATAATAGTTCTTAGAATATCCAAATCAACACCTGATTCTTCTTTTTTCTTTTTGAGTGCTTTTTCTATTGCGGCATCATCAATTTTACTACCATTAAGACCTTCTGGTTTTTTATCTTCGTTTACAGATTCTTTCTTGTAAAGTTTGTTATATTTTTTAGTATGTTTACTTGTTTTGACTTTTCCTTCTTCACGAGCTTCTTCATCTCCCGGAGCATCTTTGTATGCACTATCAGAAGAATCTGATTTCTTTGTTTGTCTTTTGAATTGTGCTTCTCTATCGTCTTTGTCCTCACTATCTACACCTTTGTAGTATTTCTTGGATTCCTTTAAAAAATATCTAAAACTTTTCATATACTATTTAATACTAATAGTATGCTTCCCAATCTTTAGATTTGAAAATAACATCTTCGACAATTTTACCATGAAAGTTTTCGAAATATACTACAAATTCCATATCTTTTTTAGGAAGAGCTTCTTTGTAGTCATTTTGTCCTTTCCAATGTTCTACAAAATATTCAGCATCTTTGTGGTCATAGAAACCTAATGTTTTTGTTTGAAGTTCCCAAACTGAACTATGATTTAAACTTTCGAATACAGATTCTCTGATTTTTGCTTTTCCACCTGGAATAACAACTACTTTTGTTCTTACGTATTTTTCCATAATTATTTTATATAAAATATAAGATACATATAAAAAATGATAATTGCAACTTTTTTGAAAAATAATTATCTTGTCGGTAATTGGTCCATATACATAATAGGGAAACAGTCATCTATAATATAAGCATTACCATCATCAGGAAATACAATTTTAGTAAACAATATAGATTGATTTTCCAAAGTTACTGGTGCTTTTAAAAATCTTATACTTGCAATCCTATCATTACTATTCATTAGTACCGGTTTCCAATTCCCTGTTACTGTTGTAGGAATAGTATCAATGCATTGAAAGAATACAGACATTTTTGTAGTCTTACTATTGATATCGGCTCTTTTCCATATTCTCAATGTCATAGTATTATCAACTCTATTGAATCCAATATAATAAGCATACCAATCATTTAGTGGTACATTTATAGTATAAGTTTTTTCAGCACATCTAAGTTTTGTTATGAAATCTCCCGAAACATATAATTCAATTTTCTGACCTCCTTTGAACAATTCTCGCCAAGTATTGTTTTGATTTGTAGGTCTTACTTTTCCATTATACCAAAACATAAGACTAAGGTTTTTACTTACATCTATTGTGTCTTGATAGGTAACTAATTCCGTTGCTGTTGCACCATAAGCAGTCGCACCATTAACAGCGGTTGCTCCCGATATAACATAAGAAGTATCTTTTTGTGTTAAGTCATAATGATACTTACTAAAAACTGTAAAGTAGTTAGTTAAGTTTTCTTCTTTAACACCATTTGGTTCCCAAAGTAAGTTTACAGTTTCTCTCACATTATCACTAAGGTTAACAGCTCTAACAACATATTGTTCATCTTTAACTATATCAGCTTCTTCTATTTCTCTTTCTGCTTCAAATCCTACATCTTCAAAATTAAGAGTTAATTCATCTATTGTAGTTTGAATATCAGAATCTTTTATAATAGAATCTGATTCGTTCCATTTTACTAATGTTCCTTTCCACCAATTAGATTGCCTCATAAAATCTTTAGATTCTTGAGCTGAATTTATTCTATACATTCTACCTTCTAATGGAAAATACAAGAAATCTTTTTCTGCTGGTTGTTCGTAAGTTCCGAATGCAGTCCAAAAAGATTCTTTAGATATTTGAAATTCTAATTCATCAGCAAAGTCAATATCGAATTCTGTAAATTGAAAATCTCCTGAACCAAAATCATTTCCTGGAACAACAACTTTTATTTGTTTACATTCTCTAACTTCTAATAAAGACCATTCTTTAAATACAACATCTCTTGATTGTTCAACCGGGTCGCATTTAAAATAAACAACTGGCCATCCAAATCTATTGAATACACTTTGAGACATCTTTTGCCATATACCTACACTTGCAAGTGCATTTGAATATTCATATTGATTGTTATTTCCGCAATCAACAATAAAAGAATCTTCACTATATTTTATAACTGAACAAAGACATTCACCTAGTAATTCACCTCCAGTCCATTCTAAATCTATTCCTGTAAAATTCCAAGATGTATCTGATTTTACTCTGAATCCAAACCAAGTAAGTTCTCCAGGATTTAGATTCCAATCTGGCCAAGATATCCATTCAGACCAAATATTACCATCATTTGAATAACGATATTCTATTACAATATTATTTGCACTATTACCTAATACAACTATACTTGTTAATCTTTCTAGTGTTTGAATCGGTGTATCAAGTTCTAAAAGTACGTACTCATCACACTTAACGGATTTATTTGTTTCTATTTTAAATGAAGGCATCTAAGAAATATTCTTTTCTTATTTAATGTATCTTATAAATACTAATTTACACTTTTAAGTATATACTTTTATTTCACGAGT